CTTCGACTCCGCAAAAAAATCTCACTGCGTCGTGACCTTCTCGATTCATAGTGATTGCTCCAAGGCGTCTAGTTTGTCGCTGTCTAGGTTGTCAGGATCAGTTGTGACTGGTTCGTCTTCAATTTCAAACAGTGCATTGTACATGGGTCTTGCCGAAACCAATCGCTTGCCAGTGAAACCACGTGTGCCAATGATCAAATCAAATGCACGTTCATAGTATTCTATACGATCTAGACTGCGTTGTCTATCCTTTTGGCGGAACACATCGTCCACAATGTTACGGAAATCAAAACTTGAGTCACGCTCACCAGCCAACATACCAGGTCGGATGCCTTGATCATACAGTTCGTTGGCAGTTTGCACAGCATTGATGTGGTGCCAAACATTGTGGCCCATCATGAGTGCGTAGCTGAAACTGTCCCAGGATGTTTTGCCTTCTTTGCCGTTCTTGTTGAGGTCACCTGGTTGATACACACATACATCTGAAATTTTCAGTCGAGATGATATGGGCGAATCATCAAACGCATGGTGAATCCCGTCTTGCAACACAGCGTCACGGAAACTGCGATTGTCTGTGGCATACTTTTTGTTGTCAGCAGTGGGCGCCATTCTATAGGTCCACTTGTCACGACTGGGGAAGATGCTTTGATAATACAGCTGGCCATTGGCTGTGGCCAAAAATGGTGACGCACAGTCAAACGAGATGGTAAAGTTGGGATTGTGATATTCACGCACTGCTCGTTGGATGTCTGTGAGCAAGCAAGCCCATTCCAGTTTTGATGTGCCCAGGAAGTGCATCCAATCATGCACGCCAGGCTCTAACAAACCGTCGTGAATCAACGCTACCAGTCGACGCAACACCAAGTGTACATCACACATGTTTTGTCCACCCATGCCCCAACCATTGAAGTGTCGTCCAGGATACTGCCGAGGATCTGAATACTTCTTCATGATGTCATACCATGAGTCGGCTTCCACATGGTTAGCACCTTGCAACACGTTGAGCAATCGAGCACCACCGTTGTCTACGCCTTGACGATTGGCAATGAAGTACTCGTTGTTGTAGATAGTGGCCTCCACAGCATCTTGATAGTTGCGGATTCCGGTCTTGGCCGATGAGCCAGGCCACTTGCTGGTCCATGTTGGAATGTCTAGTGTGAGTCCATAAGTAGCAATGCCATCTTGCCACTTCAGCACTGCTTCTCGCTTTTTCTGTGCCCGGGGACAACCAGAATTGGCCTTCCAGTCGCCTTCCCATACACCCTTGGCAATCTGGAATCCGCCCGAGTCACACAAGATCAAAGTGTTGGGATCGCGACAGCGAATCATGTCCTCCTTGGGACTAGCCCGAGTGAGATCCAAGTCAGCGTGCCCAGCTGAATACAGACTCCAGCGATACGGGAACAGTCCTTTGTTGGGGTTGAGCCAATTTAGTTGTTCCATGTCTGGTAGTTGCTTGGGCATACGAGCAGTCTCTACATATACACCGTGGCGTTGCTTGCCTATATAGGTTGCGTAGAAGCCTGATATGGCCGGCAAGAAGATAGCGTAGTCTTGCTGGCGTGCTGTTAGGTCTTGTTGTTCCATATCACCATTCTTATGTTGCCGTCTACCATGTTGTCAAACTTGGGACAGTAGTCGTCACGTCGATCTTTGTGGCACGAAACCGTAATGTCAATATCAAACACTTCGTAAGTGAACGGCATGTTACTCAGCTGTTCACGAATGATTCGATCTGCGGTATGCACGTCAACTGATTGACCAAATAGATGTTTCTCACTGGGTTGATGCCACCACATGCGTTCGCACATGCGAGCAGTGTTCATGGCTATGTATGCCCGACCATTGGGTGCTAGAGTTGATGCTATCTCTAACATACGCTGTCTCAAATCATTCAGTGGTACAAAATGCAGTGAGCAAATAGAAAAAAAACTTTCCAGCTTGCCTTGATTGGCCTGTGCCCAGTCATGATTGAATTCGCCGTGCACATCGCCACGATAGAAATAGTTGTCTAGTGGTTCGGCTCCCATGCCAACTATGTTTGGTATGTAGCGTTTGAAATAGTTTGCACCACAGCCAATATCAAGTATTTGTTTGGGATTGTGTTTGGTAAGAAATTCTAAATAATAGAATGACACTGCACTAAACAACGATTGGCGTCGTGTAGCTAATCGTTCTCGTGGAGTAGGCGGCAGATCCCAATCCACAGTGTTGTCAAAACTGATATGATCAAAGTCTTGACTCAGCTGCTGATAGATTTCAGTTTGCTGAAATCTATCACGAAACTCAGTTTCGTTGTAGGACAGTATGTTGGGCTGCATCACTTGCTCTGTGCAGGCAAGATATAGTTGTACACAGCCAAGCCAGTGTCCACAGTGATCTGTGCAGCACCTTCATCGCTGATGCGAATGGTCTTGTCACCGCTGAGAGCCAAGATACTCATGAACTGTGTGACTGGCCAAGCCCAGGCTCGCTTGAGTGAACCATTTACACCAGGCTGGAACACAAACGCCCCGGCGTGTGTGCTGTGGTCACCAAACAAAAACTTAAGGTCACCATTTTCGGTCTTGGCCTTGAACACAGTTTCTTCTGCATTGGCCTGTGCCTGCATCTTGAGTCTCTGCACAGCAGCCACAGTGGGTTCAAACTCAATGTGCCAGTTTAGGGTTCGCATCTTGCCGTTCTTGAGTTTTTCATCTACCACAGCCTGACTCATAAAGCGATAGTTGTTGCGAAAGTCGCTGGTAGCGTTTTCAAATTGGATACCGTCAGCAGCACCAACATTGTTGCGTGTGAGCGTGAGCACAGCATTCTCTCGATACTCCTGTAGATTCAGCAGGATCTTGAGTTTGGCCAAGTTGGGCATGCCAAATGTGCCCACAAAGTCGGCCACGGGGTTGTGAAAACGACCTTGAATCACCACACTGTTGTCTTCGGCCAGGGCCTGGACGGTGGTCTCACTGTCGGTACCTTGAATCTTGATTAGGTCGATGCACCCAAGGTCCAGGGTATGACTGACTAGATCCAGTAAATAATCTCTCATTGAAGTTCTCCTTGATAGTAAATTGTAACGATTTTATTTAGACCGCGCAACTATTTTGGCCAAACTTTGTCCACCACGCAGGCTGGTGATTTCACCTGGACGACGCACAGCCATCCATGTGAGGTCAGCCTGAGCTGTAACCAAGTGCGTGATTTCCAAACCCAGTTCACGTACACGATTTTGCACAAGATGACCTGGGGTATAGCTCATGAAGTGTTGCTCGGCCAATGCTACACCATGACCGCGATCACAGTCATTGAACGTAAACACAGCTACACCACCTGGTCTCAGCAGTGACGCAACTGCTTCCAAATATTGATACAGCACTGTGAGCGGAACATAGTTGAAGTAGTTCCAGACAAAGATCAAACCCATCTGTGCTTGGGGCAAATGACTCAGCATAAAGGGTTGTCTGGGATCGTGCTCGTATAGTCGCAGTCGACGTTGATATTGCTCGTTGAATCGTGTGCGAGCTGGCATCAAAAGATCTTGTCGTATGTCCACAAGATACAGTGGATCCAAAGCCACCAAATGTTCAACAAATTGTTCACGACTGGGACGCAACACCAGGCCAGGACAACGCCAGTCTGCAGCAGTTTTGATCACTGCCATCATGGCTTCAAGATCTTCAGCGTGGTGATTGAGCGTGCGAGTGAGTATTTTTTCAGTGTTTTCAGTCAAGGGCAACAGATGCCATGCTTCGTCACTGTCACGATACAATTCTTGTTCGCTGTCACAAATCAAGGCAGTGAGCTGGCGGTCCAATGCTTGAACAGTGTCATAGTAATCATTGACACCTTGCGTGACTCTTGCAAGATGTGCGCCAAGTTGTTCAGCAGTGTTGCCAATCTGTACCGGGCTGACTCTCACGTATTCAATGAGATTCTGCAAATGATTGCGAGCGCCCCAGCACCAAGGATCTGGGTGCCAGTCATGCAAGTGATTGCGATAGTAAACTAGGTCGCTGGTTTTCATTCAAATGAGAACAAACTGTTGAATGTGTTTTGTGTGTTGGTGGCCGCTGACAAGTCCCAGTTCAGTACCCCCAAGAGGTTTTCAACTTTGCCGTCAATCACCGTGGCTTCCATTTCAGCATCATCAAACGGCAGCTCACGGAACCAGGCCGGCAAGTTTAGCTCGTCAGTGGGGTAGGCCACCGAAGTCCAGTTCAATGCATTGGACTTGAGTTTGCACACAATCACTTTCATGCCATCCACAATCTGCATGCTGTAGTTGTCACCGTGCATGCGGCGCAGTGTGTTCCAATTCAATGCAGCTCGCACATGACCTGGCATGTTGGCTTTGCCCAGGCGCTCTTCTTCCTTGCCATACTTGGTCAAGTTGTTGACACGTTTGGGCGAACCTTTTTCCCAGCCTGGCCGTTCTTGAAACTCATACTTGAATTCACGTATGCGTTCTACAATTTCATCCTTGCCCAAGCCGGCCAGCAACTTGTTGAGAATCTCCAACAAGAACTCTTGTATGACCTTGGGCGTGTCTGATCGCTTGAGATCCAGACCTGTGGCCTTGGTCTTGCCCAGTTTGCCATTGACATCCAGTCGCTTGCCTTCAATGTCGATGGCGTTCACCGCATAGCGTTTCTTGGTGATAAACAGGCCTCGATCAGCCACAGTTTCACGACCAGCCTTGATCAACGACCCCATGTCTCTGGGACAGTGAAACGCTTGCTCCATGAATGCCGGAAAACTAGAGTTGACTTGCTCAGCAAGACTGTCATACAGTGCAATGCATGTTTCTTTGCTCCATTCCATCCTACCTTGTTCAACTTCGGCTTTAAGCGCAGGCCACGCACTGAAGTAGCAAGAGTCTGTATCTCCGTAGATGATAGCTTGCCCAGTGTGGTCATATTCACCCGTGATGCACTCATTGAGATATGCATCCATGTGTCGGGCAATGTTTCGACCAGTAAGGGTCGTTGACTGTCCAATACGTTTGTCAAAGAATCTACAGCCCGGGTTAAGAATAGCGCCGTAGAGACTGTTGAGGTTAATCTTCTTGACCAACTGTCGCTTGTCCCAGAATGCAATATCCTTGGGGGTTGTGGCGTCTTTCTTTTTTGCTTGCAGTTCTTTGCGTTCAGCATACCATCTCTCCAACAAGCCTGGCACCACACCTTTTTTGTCATAGTTGAATATGGTACCATTGGCACTCAAGATCCAAGGCTGATTACTGTCAAAAATCATTTTCCATACTTCAGCGGCAGAGTGCACAGTTTGTTCGCCGTCTTGCCAATCAACAGTGATTTCGGTGCCACGTTCCTGCTTCATCACCGCAGTGTATTCCAAACTGCCAAACAATCCTTCCCAGGCATCAGCAAAGCTAGAACCCTTGGCCTGTTTGTCTTGAATGTAGCGATCAGTCATGATGGGTCTCAGCTGACCCACAATGGTTTCTGGACCCATGTTCAAGGCACGAATGGCCGACGGATACAGGCTGTTGATGTCCACTGAACCAATCCACTCATGTACACCCTTCTTGGGATAGGCCACATAAGCACCTGCAGCTTGAGTGTTTTCGTCTGTGAGTCTCTGTTTGCGATTGGGCACCACCATGCCACGTTCGTGTGCTTCGTTGATGATGGCCTGTTCGGTCACAGCCACAGCACCCATGGTGGTTTGCAGCAACACTGTATTGGCATGTGCCAGTTCGTTGGCCAAGCTCAGGAACTGTAGTTTTTTGTCCATCTGTGCAATACCGTTGACGTCTTGTCGGTTGTACGTGATAAACGTACGAAAGTTTTGATTGTACAGTTGATCCAAGGTTCCTTCAAACTTGGTTTTGCCTTCAAGGCCTTCGTACTCCAGGATAGCGTCAAGACTGTAGCTGTGTCGCTCTTCATAAGTGTATTTGCGATACAGTTGCATGTAGTCCATGTGCACCCGTCCTACTAGGTCATAGGTTTCTTGCTCGGCACCAAAGCGTTCAAACATGCGCTTCTTGGGCAGTTGCCCCCAGAGGCAAAAACGTCGTGTGTCATCTTTGCTGAGCAGTCGTGTGGCTCGATTGATGGTGTAGGGAATGTCATAGCCTTCTGAGTTCCAGCCACTCAGCACATCAGCATCTTCAATCAAGTCCAGAAAAGTCTTGATCATTTCGCCTTCGTCAGTGAACACAATGGTGTTGTCAAACTCAGCAGCAATTTCTCTTGCAGTTTCAAGACTCATGTGACGTGGTGGCCGTACCAGTGTAACCAACTGATCCAACCAGTCTAAATATACTGATATGGCTGTGATGGGATTGAATGGGTCCTCCACGGGAGAGAAACCACGATCCTTGTCAAAATCTACCTCAATGTCAAAAAACGCTGTGTGCAGTTGAGGAGCGTCACGATCCTTGTAGTTTTCTTCCAAGCATCTAAAGATAGGATTGATATCGCTCTCGTACAGTTGCTTGCCGCTCTGTATGCGTACTTCTTTGCGAAACTCTTTGTTGTTTCTAGTACTGAAGCGGCTCACTGGTGTGCCATAGATGCTTCGAAACTTGCCACGGGCATCGTCGTAGTAAAAGATGTAGTTGGCTGGATACTCTTGATAGTGTCTAACACCGTCTCGGCGTTCCACAACATGAATGCGATCGTGTTCACGATCAAATAGTGCGTCGATGTAACTCATTGTTCTCCGTTTATGGCCGGAAGGCCCTGATTCATGCTCGTAAAGTGAGCGACTCTATGTTTACTTAGCAATGTGTAAATCACCACCAAGCCAGACCGTTGATTGTTTGGCCACAGTGTTCAACATTGCCTGTGCTGCTGCATACTCGGGGTGACGTGGATCAAATACATCTTGCATGGCAAAGTCTGGCCCGTAAGTGCCCCAGTCAGTGATACGCACATATTCTACACGATCTGCCTGATACTTGCAACTGAATTCATAAAATTCTTCAATTTCCTGCCAGTTGGCTTGTTGGACCACCATGCGAGTATGCAAGCTCATGCCAGTTTGTTGTTTTTTCTGCTGTAAAAATTCAAGGCTACCAACAAGATTAGACCAAGCACCACCACGTCTCAAACGATGATAGGTATTAGCTCTGGCAGCATCAAAAGTCACAGTGATCTGACGCACTCGGTCTGCACACGACTCCAGTCGATGCCAGTTACGTGGTGCCAATAATCCATTGGACTGTAATCGTAAACCCAGTCCTGGAAATTGTGTGGTATCTATAGATGAAACAAAGTCCAACAAGAATGCACTGGCAAATATCTCTCCTGAAGTGCTTACAGTGAGATTGATGGGCTGATCATGCGGTTGATCAAAAAGATTTTGTGCCAGGCGCTGTCCAAGATTTTGTTGTTGCTGACGCTGTTGATCTTCCAGTCGTATGACCTGATTTCTACAGCTAGGGCAACTGAGGTTGCAGGTAAGATCGCCAGCCAGTACTATTTCTTTTGGTGGAATCCATTGATCACTGTGGGCAATCAACGGAACCACATCTGGAGGCAAACTAGATCTTTGATTGAGTTGGCGGTTGTTGATGATCCCGCAGGTTTGTTCGTTACAATAGATATAGCTGCCGTTGCCAATGCTGGCTCTTATTTTTTGTGCTGCATCACTGCTGAGCAAGGTAGTAAGGTTGTGATCAAAAATGTTGCCAATGGTACTGGGTTGCCAGTCACTGCATCCGCACAGCGACACCTCGCCGTTGATGTCCACAGCAATGCTCACAAACGGTGAAAGACAGTACAGTGTTTGGAACTGCTTTTTACCAAACTTGACCAATTTCACAGAGTCTTGCCCACAGTCTCAAGAATGGTTTCCAACAGTTCGTGATCTTGTTTGGCTTTGCCAAATTCAGCTTTGTGTGCAATCTTAATGGCTTTTTTCAGCACAGCAGGTTTGATTTCAAGCTCTTCGGCCACGGCCTTGATAGTATCAGTCAAGCCACCTTGCAAGGTATCAATTTCGTGCATGACTTGCATGCCCTCGTTGATGATCTGTGTGAGTTTGGCTTTTTGTTCGCCGTTGAAGGTTTTGTTTTCCATGAAGTTCTCCTATGAACTAATTTTACACAAACTATTTTACAGTGTCAATGGTTTTGAGACAGTAATGATTTGATCAGGATTGTGTACAGAAGGCACAAGGTCAGGGATGCGCAAATTAGTTTTGGGATCCACACAAGGTACAGCATCTAGTTTAGGGTACAGTGCACGAGCTTGATCAGATAGTGAATGGATATGTAAATCAGTAAAGTCTAATTTGTGTGATTGATAGAGGGCTTGCCCCAATACCGCACATACCCAATACAAGTTGGTCCAGTCTTCAAAGATCAAAATTGGATTCACACAAGACTGTATGTAGCGTTGGGCTCGTTCGTCGAATTCGCTGCGATCAATCACACTGGCACCATGTTGCAGTTGAAACTCTGCAATTTTTTGATGCAACCGTGACTGATCACTAAACAACCACTCCCACTCATAATGATTAACATGGCGTTCGTGTTCGCGAATCAATGAAACCAGTTTGATCATTTTGATAGTTAAAAAGTTTGCACGGCTTGCAACAAGCCAGTGCCGTTCAAGATGATAAAGTTTGTATATCAAGTTGAGATAGAAGTTAAACCAACTCATGCCACCCCATACAACCAAATTTGGTGGCTGGTATTCCATCAAGTTGTGATGATGAATGTTTCGCATAATCCCAGGTTGTACCCATACCTTGTGATAGTGTGCTTGGCCTGGCCGACTGATTATTTGATGCAGGGTAGAAATTAGCCAACTGCCCCCAGCGCCTGGCGGAGACAACAGAGTATAGTCCTTCATTGACGTCGCAACCATCCCCAAATCATAAACCAAACAATCACAGGACTCACGTACCACATGGCATATTGATGCCCAGTTTGGTCAAACAGTTGCTCTCGACTCACTGCACTGCGAGTCCAGTTATCGTACCAACGACCATCCACTTCGGCAACCACATGATACTCCCCGTTGCGTGTGCGCACACGGTGTAGTCGATAACGGTGTAGTATCAGCACTTTCCAAACAAACTGCCAAAATCCGCCACAAATCAACCACAACACTGTGATGGCATAATCGTCACAATCGCCCTGCATGACTCCGTTGCGGTCCTGCATCACAAACCAGTAGTCAGTGAAAAAACTGCGAGGGTCTGAAGTGTAACGAAATCGCTGATTAACGTGTTCAATGGCTTGATCTAGGGGCATGATGTTAAAGCTCACTTTTGGGGGTTGTGGTAGCGAATCACTAGTCCAGGCCAGCAGCCGGCCACACCGCGGTAACAAGTACCGGTCCTAAGGTGTTCAGCGCTCTTCAATGTAGTCTTGTGAAAGATCCTGTTTGGCCTGTCGGCGTTGATACAATTTTACTGCCATGTCAGCATGATCCAGTCGATCAAAACGTGTGGGCAAGCTGCGGCCACCGCGACGCAGCTCAAATCCCCGTTGTTCATCGCCGTGCGCTTCCAGCACAGTGCCGTCATACATCTCATAGGTCTTGATGGGAGCAGCCTCTGGCAATGTGGGATTGACTTGAGGTTGGGGCGGTGTGTGCACTGACAGCTCTTGCTGTGTAGGGTCTTCAGCAACTTCTTCGGCCTGCTGCTTTTCCACTGCGTCTTTGGCTTTGACCACAAGATCACGGTCCAACTTTGACTTTTTGGCCAGTTTGTCCAGCTCGGGTGTATCACGTTCACGCTGTCCATCATCACGATGCGCTTCTTTTTCCAGCTTGTCTAAATAGTTGGTGAGGTCACGCTTGACTCGACTCAACACATCCTCTTCCACGTCCTGCATGGCTTCTTCCAAGGCATTGGCTGCTGTTGGAGCGCTTTCGCCGCCTACCAGTTTGCCATCCATGGGATGCTTTTGGTAAGGCTTTTTGGTCAATGTGGGCGATATTGAACGTGGCTTGAACAAAGCCGGCAGTTGATCCACGCTTTTTTGCTGTGGGTTTAAGCCACGGGCAGGCATAACTGGGGTGAGTCTACCTTCGATGGCTGTCATGCGTTCAAGAATGCTGCGGATGTCTTGGGTCATGCTCGTTCATCTTTCAAAAAACTTCTCAGCATCCAACCGTGTTTGCCATGGGCATCAATACGGCTGGCCAAAAAATCCATGATTCCTTGCTGATTCTCACTTTCGGCCACGGCAAAAGTTTCGTTGAGTAGATCAATCACTTGCTGATTGTTGGCAGCCAGTTCTTCAATCATGAGTCTGGCACGGGGGATTTTGGTCTGTCCTGCAATAGTAGACAGTTCTTGAAAACGTTCAAAGCTGCCTGGAGTATAGTCGTCAAGGATACGAATAAATTCTGCAGTTTGATCAATGGCATTGTCATACACTTCTTCGTAGATATTGCCAAAAAACTCATGCAACTGAGCAAAATCAGGGCCTTCCACATTCCAGTGAAACAGCTGGGCCTTGATCACAAAGGCGTACTCAGTGGCCAATAGAGTTTTTAAACTGTCCGCTAGCATTGTTTTTCCTTTTGTATTTCCCAGGCGTGTTAGGCGTGGGATCAGTGGTGTATTTACCACTCAACAGTGAGCCACCGGCTCTTGATTGCATGCCCAAGGGTTGTGCCACAGTGGCAATGGCACCACTCACAGTGCCCGCAGATTCAACAATTTCACGCAGCTTCATGATAGATCTCCACACAATTTTCTGACACCATGCGACCTGGTCCTGACAGCACACGAATATTGCGCACTTTGAGTCTGGCACCATTGCTGTTGACCAGTTCAAATCTCACAGTGTATTGACCAGCTGGTGCATGAATTTGCAGTTGTTCTTCAAGATACACATTGTTCCAGATCCAGGTACGTTCAGCAAACAGTTCGTCATTGACCCAGCAACGATACACCGGCTGAACATCTTGCCACTTGCAGTACACATCGCACAGCACCTGAATATCCTGGATCTGCATAAACTATATTTAGCAAAAACTACGCCTATAAATATCTCTATGCTGCGAATTGACCAAATACGTCGGGTGCACGTAGAGCTCACCACTAGATGCAATGCCCGTTGCCCCATGTGTCCACGTAACTATCGAGGTCACGATTTCAACTCAGGCTACCCACTGTGTGAACTCAGCTTGGACAACTTTCGACAGATTCTAACACCTGAAATTCTCAAACAAATTAGGCATCCGCCTTTTCCTGACGACGGGTTTGCACATGTGGCCTATCGTTGGTACGGTGTCAACATCAATGGCAATCTTGGCGACTTTGGTCTGGCACGCGACGCAGCAGAAATTGTTCGTTACCTTGTGGACCATGACGTGTTGGTCAACATCACCACCAATGGCAGCACACGCAGTCCAGAGTGGTGGGCTCAGTTGGCATTGCCCGGGGTCACAGTGGGTTTTGCATTGGACGGTTTAGCTGATACTCACAATTTGTATCGTCAAGACACTGACTGGCATCGTGTGATAGAAAATGCACAGGCCTTGATAGCCGCAGGTGGCCAGGCCATATGGCGGTTTATACCGTTTGATCACAATCGCCATCAAGAACAACAGTGTAGACAAATGGCTCAAGAGATGGGATTCTTGCGATTTGAAAATATCTGGGATGGGCGAGATCGTGGGCCAGTGTATCGTCGTGATGGCGAGTTCAGTCATTGGATTGGTGAGCCTGACACACAACTTCCAAGACCAGCGACAGAAATGGTAGAATACCATGTGCAATGGTTTAAACCAGCAACTACTCGTATACCCCAGGATCAGGATCATGCACCGTTAGATTGTGCACACCTCAAACAAGAAGAAATCTACATAGCAGCCGACGGATCTGTGTGGCCTTGCTGTTACATGGGGTTTTATCCTGGGCAGATGTTGCATCCTGGCAATGAGCAAATTAAATTGATTGCTCGTGAAAACAATGCATTGCAGTATCCTTTGTCTCACTGTCTTGAGTGGTTTGAACAAGTAGAACAAACATGGCAGCATGCCAACATACGATCAGGTAGGCTGTTTGCGTGTGTCAATAACTGTACCAAAAAATGACTGTAAGTAGACTGCTTTTCCTTGCCAAATATCGAGTGCCGCATGCACTGTTCAGCATGCAGTGGGATCACAACATTGTGGGCATTGACCGAACCATAGTGTGCAGTCCGGTGCCACGTGACGACCTATGGCGTGCATTTGATGCCTATGACATTGACACGTCTCGGTTTGAGTACATCACAGATGATGTTGTTTACCAACAGTACCCCCAAGTCAACAACTGGGTGTTTCCTGACGACTACCGAGGTTGGTGGTTACGCCAGCAGGCCATCAAACTCAGTTATCTTGACATCATCAACGATGATGCTATGCTGATGTGGGATCCAGACACTTTCATGATCGAACCCTATCGTTGCTATGACCCCAACACTGACACTGTGAACATGATGACCTTGATGGATACCACACAAGGCAGCTATGAAGGAGTGTTTGAAGCCATTACTGGCATACCGCGCACAACCCCACATTGTTTTGTGACTGAATTTGTACCGGTGCGTGGCCAAGATTTTCAGTCGCTCAAAGCACACTTGCTGCAACGGTGGCCCAACAAACACTGGTTAGATGCCATAATTGATGCTGTGCCCGGCATGCCCACAGTACCGCCTTGGGGCACTGGCAACATCATCAAGTGGTTTTCAGAATACGAGTTCTTGGGCAATTGGGCTGTGCATCGCGGCAACATAACCTATCAGCAGCAGCGACGATTTGAATACGACAGCTTGAACAAATTACAGACCCTTGATCCAAGTCAGTTCAATGCCGTGTGTGATGCTGTGCCTGATCTCAGGCACAGCATGCAATTTGACTGGGACACCATGACAGTGCCCAACTTTGAACACTATTGTGACATGGTATTAGCGGCATTGGCAACATGAAATTTCGATATCCTGTTTACGATCCGCTGGCGGATTTCATTGGTGTTCAGAGTGAGTTTGCCTGGCCATGTGATCGAACGCAGGATCTTGACACAGTGTTGGCATGTCCGTTTAAAATTGCTCTAATGCCAACATTTTTCAACAGCGACGATCAATGGCCAGGTATAAATTTACCCAGGATAGCAATTGATCTAACTCAATTTGATTTAGTGTTGTTCCGCGAAATTGAAACACGGTCTTGGGCCAAGACTGATGAGTGGATCAGATCCACTGGAGTCAATAATTATTTGCTGCTGGCCGGCAGTCGAGAGCCTGAAAGTCCCCGGCAACACACATTATTCAATCCATACTGGATGATGAGAACACTGCACGTCAATCCTGGATATGTAATTGACCAGCCAGGCCAAAAACCCTACATATTCGAAGCCATGATGGGCGCACGTCGACCACATCGTGACTACATCATGTTGGCCATGACTCGCAGTGGGTTGTTGCAACACAGTGTGGTAAACTACCGCGGATTTCCTGGCGGCTATACCAACATGGCCAGCAAAGAATTTCAAAATATATTCTTTGACACAGAGTTAAAATTTCCTTATATCAGCCCCAACTACGATCCTGCTTGGGAACCAGTGTCTGACATTGCCTACAACACCATTAACTTTCCCATACCTTCAGGACTGTACCAACACACTCATTACAGCATTGTGCCTGAGACCAACTTCACTGGACGAGGATTTTTTCCAACAGAAAAATCAACCAAGGTTTTCTTGAGTCAACGAGTGTGTATTTGGTTTGCCCCCCAAAACTTTTTGCAAAATCTTCGCAACATGGGATTTGAAACCTTTGGTGATGTCATAGACGAAAGCTACGACACTGACGACTTTCATCGAGACTGGAAACGATTTGAGCGTGCCTGGCACGCTGCGGAACAACTGGCCAGATTTGAAGATCCTGCGGCAGTGTATCAAAAGTTACGACCACGGCTGGAACACAATCTCAATCACATGCTGACTCTAGAACAACGTTGCATTGCGGAATGGCAGCAGCGTATGCAGGAACTGATTCCTGCAGAGCATTGGTCACTCTAGACCAAAGTCCGTGCGCATTCTGCGCAACATGTTTTCAGCAATTTCTACTTGGCCCGACGGTGCCATGTGATATCCAGGATCTTCTTTGGCTTCGTGTCTGCTGCTGATGGGCAAGTAACTTTCCATTTCGGCCAGCATGATGTTACGGTCCGGAATCATTGGGGGGAAAGCATCGCGCCACTGAGTGAGATGATTGGGATCAAATGGCCACAGTAAGATCGGCACCACTACAAAGTTGATACCATCCAGGTACAGTTGCATGATGCCTTCGCGTATGATCCACTCGTCTTGTTGCTTCTTCCATTCTGAATCATACAGGTTGTTGATGTAGTGCTTGACCGCAGTTTGTGCGTCGCGACTAATGGTCTGTGAACGATATTGATGCGGATAATTTTCAGCCAGACTAAAAATAGTTTCGCAGATCATTCTATAGGGATTGTTGCCATAGTTCACATTGTCAATACCGGCTGTTCGATCATAGCCATTTTTTAACTTGGTGTTTTGTAAATGTCGCTGTAGGTCTGGTGCTGAACCACGCTGTTCGTTATCCCCAGGAATGTATGGCGCTGCCGAGGCAGGAATTTCCATTCGGTCCCAGAATGTTGGGGTAATGACAGCAAAGTCAGGCCGTTGGCGACGAATTTCTTCAATCTGTACTCTCACACCGCCGTTGCTGCAACCTTGACGAGCCAGGTTCAATAGATCCCAACCCAGACGCTGAGCCATGACTTCGCTCCAGGCCGTGCCCGGCAATGTTTTACTGGGTGCTGAATAACTGCACCCTGCTACCATGAGTTTCATTGTGCTGACTCCTGATAGCTATTGGTATGCTCGTTGACATGGAACCCAGCAATGATGTCACGATGTTGCGGCAACTCATCAAGACTGTAGGCAGTGTCTGGCAGAGTAAATGTAACAGTTCCAGTACCTGGGGCAGCAAAGGTTACCAAACCTGGATGCTGACTCACTGCCTCATGTACCAGTCTGTGATGCACATGGCCGTAGTCGCCTTCGGCACTGTGACTCAGCACTATGTCATGGCTATGACAAAGTTGACGCACTGAGTTCATGGCTTGCATAGGATCCCAGGTGAGACAGGCTTGGTTCTCATAGTCCCTTGGATGATCCTCGTAACCAAGAAACACTGTGTTGATGCCACGGCTGCGCCAGAACTCAGCCAGTTCTTGGCCACGTTCACTGTCAGCAGTGTAGGTTAGATAACCCACAGTCCAAGACCAGTCTGAGTGGTGATAGATATAGGGATACCCAAAAATAACACAATCATCAGGATGTGCTACCATGCATAAGGCTTTCATAACTGTTGTGCTTCCTTAAGTTCACGACCGATTAAAAAATTTCGATAACGCTGTTGCTGTTGTTCAGTGAGTTGACGCCAGGCTTCACGATGCACACTAACTGTGAGCACCGGATGTGTCTGCATGTGCTCTAGCTTTTGATCAAATCTTGTGACTTCACTATGACATACATTTTCTACGTCAAACGATCGTGTGGTGTGATACAGCGGTTCAAAACTGCCGTGTTGTTTGAGTACCCAGCCCGAGTACAACATGAATTCTGTGATGCGTCCTTGACTGAGAAACCATGGTCCAAACTCTTGATCGGTACAAGATTCAATGTCTGCAATCATGTTCTGCACTGTTTCGGTGTGGAAAAAGAATGGTACGCCGCCAGGTCCCAGTTGCTGATCAAATTCAATGTCAAACAACTGTTGTATCAGCTGTTGGCTTTGTTCAAACACTGGAAAGATAGGCAGCGTGCCCACAGCCATGCCTGAATCAGTCATGACGTCACAAAACTGCCAGTCGCGCACAAACACAGTCTTGGCATCCACTACCATGCTCCATGGCTGAGTGGCCTCGGCCGCAGTCAGCAATTTACAGAGCTGTTGAGTGACCCAACCGTTGTTGTATTGGTGTGTGTTGACATGATGTATGCGCACACGATTTTGCAAAGGACCCCACCAAGCAGGATCAATTACACTGTCTAGATCTGTGGTATCATTGACCACGACCCAAACGGTGCCAATGTCATTGGCGTTGAGATAGCGGGCCATGCTGGCAGCCTGTACAGGCAACACCCCAAGCTCGTCTTGAAATACCACTGTGATAACGTCTAACATTCAGTATGTATCTGATGTTATTTTTGGCGGCCACTTTTCATGTTGGCGCACCAGTGATACATTTTGCCTCGTTCGCCGCCGTATCGTTTTGCTCGTGCTCGTAGATCTGTGACTGACCCCGAGCATGATGCACCCGAACGTTTGACTCGTCCTGGGCGACTTTTGCCCTTTACTCGACCATCGGCAAAGTTTTCTTTGATGTAAACATTTTCCAACGCAGAGGCCACACCTGGGTGTAACGGATTGGGCCACTGTCCCAATTCCACCCAACAATAGTCTTTCCATTCGTCACAGGGCCTGGGTTCAAACTCTTTGGGCACTACACCAATAAAGGTCACATACCCAGAGTTTCGGGCCAATGGCTCCAATTTGATAGGACCTTGATATCCTGATTCTTCAGCCAATTCTCTGCGCACACATTGCTCCAAGGTTTCGCCAGGCTCACGCCCACCGCCCCAGGTTGACCATACACCAGGATCACTCACAGTGTCTGATCGTTGTTGCAGTCCCCAACGTCCTGTGTCCTCGGCATACAGTATGCAGCCAGCGGCTTGTGGCTCAGTGAATTCGTTGGCTCTCATTTGGCTCTCCATTTTGCAGCAATGTGATTGACAAAATCTGAAATGGTGTTCAATCGATGCTGTTGCATGTAGCGAATGATCTTGACAGCGTCTTCGCGCTCTTGACCAGAGTCAGGCTTGCGAGCATTTGACATATCGTTGGCCAAGGCTTCAGCAGCGGCTCGGCGATCATAGTCATAATTCAAATTGTATCGTGTTTTGTCTGCGTCTCGGCTGAGTTGATTCTGTGCTGTGGCCTGCATGAGTTCCAGCCAGTTTTGCATGTAGCTACGACGACGCATGGGTCGATACCATGCGGGCTTTCTTGATCCGGTGAGTCCACTGACCTTGGCAGTGCGTCGGGTATCTAGAGCCTGCCAAGCATCCTCACGATCATAATAGTAAGCTGGAATGCCACGAGTCTTGGCAGCAATCAACAGTTGACGAACAATGGATTGATCGTGTTCTTGTTGTTGACGGTCTTCGCCTTGAACATTCAAAAAAACATGTATGGCTGTTACACCGCCAATGGGGATAGTGGGTTCAGCACTGTACACACGGTCTTCGGCTTCACTGGCTCTTATGCCTGTGCCACGATTGCCCCAGTAGTCTATGGGACCACTTTTATAGCGTTGATTGAACCAGTCACCGTCCAACACAAACAACACACCGCGCCGACTGACGTTTTGATGATAACCGCCACGTTGAGTTCTAGTGGTGCTCATGAAGTAGGGTCGGCTTGGGGGCATGTACTGCTGTTCCACACTGCCCAAAGCCGAGCTCAAAGCAAATTCACCGCTTTGCAAAATTTTGAGAGCTGCCATGGTATTGGTGTAGTGATAGGCCACACGACTCAAGGACTCTGATACAACATCAACAAATTCGTTTAATCTCATTGTCCGGTCCAAACAGCATAGAGTCCAGTCATGGCGTTGTAACTACTGCCATAAACTTTTGACAAATTGGTCTTGACATAGGCTTCAAGTTCGCGACCTGTGGTGGTAGGTCGCACATCAAAAGAAAAATAGTGATTACCGCCGCGTGGGCTGGCACCCATGTATTGACCACCCAGCTTGCCCATGATGGTATCAATGTTTTTTTCAACGTCGCCTCTAGAACCACCCCAGCCAGCTGCCCGGTAGTCTAAGTCATCGTCACCAATGCCAACATAGCCCTTCATTTCCACACCGGGGATTTGGCTGAGACTGACCCAGTTTTGACGTCCGCCTGGAGTCTGTGAATCGCCAGCCACCAGTGGACGTTTCATTATTGACAACACAATGCCATACAAGGCCTTGGCCAAGCCTTGACCTCGATAGTCTTCGCTCACAGTGATGGTGCCCACTTGCAAGGCCTTGGCCAAAGGAAACCCATATGGTTGTTCCAGTGTCAGCCTGCCAATGATCTGTGGCTGTCCAGGTCGAGCTTCGGCACCACGAGGATCCCACAGTTTGATCCAGGGTTCGTGGCCGGCCTCTTGTATGGTGTATAGAAATCCTGAACCACCTGGCAGCTTTCGAAACCGTTTGACGCCGCTGCCGCCGGTGCCAAGATAGTTTTTGCCACCACGGTAATCGCTGGCAGCAATGCGGTCTATTTCAGGTATGAATTGCTGTGCTCGCATTATCTCATCTCCGGTACCACTGTAACACCAGCTCGTAATCGGCCCGGTACTTGTCGTAGCCAGTTCATGGCCACACGGTTAGCGTCGCTTTGATTGTTGCCTATGCCTGAGAATCGATGTAGCTCTTGGCCAGTGGGATCTTGAATAATCCATGCACCAGTCCACTGTTGTTGACCTTGCCCAGGACGGGTCAAGGTCCGTGGTGCCAATGGGATATCTAATTCAACGTCTTGTACCCCGGGAATTGGGGTGGATGTGTATTGGTATTGGTTTTGGCTTGCTACATCTGCGTTGCTGGCGGTTTGACGAGTTCTCACTTCAAACTCATTGGGATTGTGTCCGTTGCGACTCAACCAAGTTCGTGCTTCAGATTCTGCGTTGCGTCGATATGTGCTGGGTGGGTTGAAGTAAACTTGATTGTTGGCTCGGTTGGCCACTTCCCATGGCCCAGGACCAGTTGGCCTTAAAGGGTTTACATCTTGAGGTTCTTGTGCAGCTCGTTGGCGTTGTAGGTCTAGTGTAGATCCTGGTAATGCTATTTCTCTAAAGCCATAATCCTCTGTTTCTATTGGATAGCCGGCTGCTGACAACCAGTCTGCGTATTTTCTACGAGCATCATATTCAGTGTTGGCAATCATCACAAACACTCTACGCCCAGTTCTGCGGTCAATGATTTCATAGTTGGCATCGCCTGTTTGATCCGGCAATTCCATGCGATTTTCCATGTCAGTTTGACTCAACTGAGTTTGATTGCCATTGCTGGCACGAGCAGGCTCAATCTCGCGAGGCTGTAGGTCAAGATCATTGCCAGCATGTCTTTGATTGTAGTCTTGAATCCAAGCTTCGGCTCCGGCTCTGCCTTCAAATCTTCTTGGTCCTGAATTGCCTATAGTGGCATAACGGTCAAGACTTGGTACCCAAACACCCCAGTTGCCAGAGGTTGTACTGCCGGTATCTTGAACGGCCGGTTCAATCTCGCGAACTTCAATGTCACTTCGCATGTTGGGACGAGTGTTACGTTGTTGTTCTATCCATAGTTCAGCAGCAGCACGACTCGGGAATCTCATCAGTGGTGGTGTTTCGCTTCTTGAGTATGAACCAGGCTGATTGGCAAAGCGGTCGTTTGCACGGATCCAAATACCCCAGTTGCCTTCAACCGGTTTTGTTTCAGCTTCTTCATATGGACGAAGCGGGGTAGCAGTCATGTCCTTCGCTGACGCCCAGTCTGGATATTCTTTCTTGCCCAGCGCAATGGCTTCATCTTTGGTGGTGGCCACAACTTCTGCACTAGCACCATAGCCGGGGCGACCCACACGCCACCACATCTTTTTACCGCCAGTTTTGTCGCGCTTGACCTGGCGGGTCAATTGTGCCTGTTTGACAAAGCTACGCAAGGCAGCCCGGGGAATTTTGCCGGCCACGTACTCAGAAAAATATTTGATAGTGTCAGAGTCGTCTTTGTTGTCTTCAGTCAACAGCTTGTACAGCTTCTTCAAGTACTCTTCGCGATATGCTTCGGGATTCAAAGCAGCACTCATGGCCACTGTGAATCGCAACAGAGTGTTTTCAATTTGATCAAAGTTTTGATCTAACCAATCACCGCCGGGCGAGCGGAATTCAATGTGTCCGTCCTTGGTATTGATACTGGTAAACTTTTCAGTGACGCCTGAGTGTATGGCCTTGGTGGCCAAGCTGTCCAAATTGCCTTTCATTTTGTCCAGCAGTTGTTGTGCCGAGTCAGGGTTGTTGCGCACATTGCTTTTGACCATGTCCAAGGCCGACTTGGCATAGGTGTTTGATGCTCGGCCAAACAGATCCAGCACATACTTGTCGCCCATGAGCAGGGCCAGTTTCACAAAGTCCAGATTCTCTCTGCTGTAGTTGGGCACAGATATGTTGATATGCAAACCAGTGGAGTCATTGGTATAGCAACCGTATTCCTTGGCCCATGTTTTGACTTGGTTCAAGTCGCTGAGTATTTCATCTATGGGCAGCGGAGGTGACACAAACTCTAGGCCAGTGTCACCAGGGTTGTCGCCATCCAAGCTGCCATCGGGCTCTACCACATAGTGCAAGGCATTGGGTCCGGGACGTTGTACTCGTCCCGAATGGTAACTGCCACTGGCTCGAGTGGTACGTCCAATATGGCTTTCAAAATCACCAGCCACATCTTCAATGCTGGCCTCACCACCACCAACAGTGGTCCAGTATGGCCAAGAAATCTCATAGGCATTTTCTACACCGCTCATGCGATCCAAGTCTTCGGCATCCAGCCAGTCGCTTTCGTCGTAACTTTCAAAATTTTCTTCTCGGAACTCATCAAAAGCATCGCTGCTGCCAGGATCGTTATGCAGGTTGGCAATGTATACCTCTAGTGCTTCCTCACGAGCCTCGCCCTCCAGACCTTCGGGATTCCACTCAGATTCGTCTACATTGTTGGGCACCCATTCTTCAAGGTATTCTTCGCCACTGCGTTCCCAGTCTTGATAGAGTTTGTCATCCAGCCATTCCTGGAAATCATTTCGCATTCTTTCACGCAGGCGTTCTACTTCTCTACGACCATTGTAGTCGCCATCATGGAAAAACTGCACAGCATCATCAATGCTGCGGCAACGTTCGTCCTGATCATAGTCTGGTTCCAAGTCACCGTCATCGTTTTCGGTGTTGGGCACAATCATTTCAAATTCCATGCCAGCAATGGCACCAGTACGGGCAGCTTCCTGTCGCAGGCTGCCGGTGCTCATGTTGATTTCGCCCAGGTACTCATCTTCCAGCAAGGCAAATTCTTGTCGCAGGCTTTCTACAACATCATCCTCGTCAACATTGTATGTGGGATCAGTTTTGATCTTGCGCATACCTACAGGCTGTTTGGGATCTTTAGGATCAATGTCAGTGACATCTAACCCAGTACGTTCAAGATCTTGGATATATTTGTGTTCGGTTTCTTCGTCACCAAAACTTATGATAGCACTGGGTGGTCCCTTGCCAAAATCATGCTGTCCCAGACCTTTGAGATTGGAAATGTGTTGACCCAATTTGTACCAGTCGTACACGTCTGACACATCTACTCGCACTGTGCCTGCTGGCATAGTGGGTGGAGTTTCTGGGCCACGAGGTTCGTTGAGATCTTTTACCCGACTTTCGCGCAAGTTCACAGTTTTCATCAGCAAGCCCGGCCGACCTTGACTGTTGGTTTTCAAGGACATCTTGTTGGCCTGCCGTCCTAACTCACCAGGTTTTATGTCCACGGTCAGCGCCATTTTGTAGCGTGGGTCATTTTTTTGACCAGCAGTGGGAATGTATCCTGATGCGTTTTCTTGTAGTTCAGCAGCGTCAAAAAGTTCAGGATGTGCAGCAGCAAAATCTCTCATGATGACACCAGCTTGGGCATGTGCTTGATTTTCCCAGGCTGACCCAGTGTTGCCAGCATTGCTGGGCATGGGACCAGTTTGATGTTGACGACAGTGTGTGAGTTCGTGTGCAGCGGTACGCATGACATCCATGATGTGGCGATCAGCCAAGCTCACATGCAGCGTGGTTGACTCAGGGTCGTACCGACCAAAGCTGTGATTGCTTTCGCTCCACTGTGAATTTTTGTGCAGCAAAATACGTGGCACAGGATCAATGTTCAGGCGATCAATCACATACTGCATGAACTGTGACAGAATCTCACGATCACGGCTGGCTTCACGCATAATGCTCTCACCACCGCCGTCACCCCCACCACTGTCATTTTCAGATCCAAATGCAAAACCTGGTACCCAGTAGCCGCCGTAGGCATAGCGTGTGCGTTTCTTTTTGCGTCGACGTTCGGCCAAACTCAGTCGTTCGTCGTGTGCACGAGTCAGGGCCTTTTTCAGCCGCTCTAGGTCACCGGTGCGTCGCAAGGTCTTGAAGGCCAAGTTGTCACAGCCAAATTCGCCCTGCTGCTCCAGGCCAGTCTGGCGCATGGTCTTGATTTTGCTCCACAGTCGTTGCATGGCCGTTTCGTCACCACGCTCTAATGCTGCCCCAATGCGTTGCTGGAGATCTTCTGCTTTGTGTGCCACACAAGTGTCGTCCAGTTCAGGCTGACGTCGTCGCGGAACCTGAATCCAGTCTTGATTTTTTACACTGTAGATGCCTTGACTGATGTGTGGCTCGCCACTGGGTTGAACATACAGTTCTACATCAGCGCCGCCAATGCGAATGTCGTGTTCGTCGTTGTACTGATATTTCTTGGCCGCAAACAGTTCGCGCAAGACATCAGCGTTGGCTTCAGGCAGGCGCACCACAAGATGCAGATCAATGTCTGACTGTGGGGTATAACTGTAGGCTGCATTGCTGCCGCTCACAGTGATATCCTCTACATCAAGATCTGCCACGCCCAAGAATTCGCGAAAATCATCCGCAATGGCCATGAGCCGTTCTTGAACTTCGGGCAATAGATGTTCGTCCCGCCCCCACAGTCGGGGGTTGAGACGATCATGGAATTTTACTGTGTCGGCTAAGCTGAACTGATCTAACTCGGTGATATTCATAACCGAGTATTTATGGGTCAGTCAGCAGTTGCTTCTGTGCTTTTGTCTTCGCTGTCAATGTTGCTGGCCAGCACTGTGCTGGCAGGTTCGGCCTGCAACACAGTATCTTCAATATCGTGTCCACCTTGGGGCTGCAATTGTGGCGCAGTGGGTGCAGTCACAGGGTTGATCACGGCTGCTAGATCCTCATAGAGTTTTTGCTGTGTGGTACCATCAAACACATAGGTGCCGGTGTGGCGCAACAACACTCGCTTGTCCACAAACACTTGGCCGCCCAAATCACGCCAGTTTTCACAGAAAGTCCAGTCTTCACTGTAGTAACGATTTTCACGCACAGCAGTGTCAAAGTAGGTTTTCATGTAGGGATTGAGTTCAGGTGGCAAACCAATGTCGTTGTTGAACGGTCTCACAGCCGGATGCTGATCCAGCTTTTCAAACACTTTGCGCTTGATCAACATAAAACCAGTACCGGTCTTGGTGACTTCGATCAAGGGATCTTCAGGTTTTTCCACAAAACCTGGCAAGCCATTCACACACCATTTTACCGGCAGTGACTTCATGGGGTACAAGCCGCCTATGACGTCTTTCTGTGCGTCCAGCATTACCAGCAAGTGCCAAGGCTCCCAGCCAATGTCAGCATCCACAAACATCAAGTGTGTGCTTTCTTTGGTGTGCAAGAACTTGGCAGTAAGAGTATTTCTAGCACGACTGATCAAGCTCTCATTGGTCATGGTTTCCACAGTCCAGTCCAAGCCTAGTTGGCGTGCTGTATTGGCCCACTTGATGTAGCTCATGAATGTCTGTTCGGTTAGCTGTCCGCCGTAACAAGGCATGCAAAAATGCACACGAGTGGTACGCAAATAGTCCAAATTGACTTGGATATTTGTTTGATTGGTTGTCAGCGCATTGCTGGGCGGGGTAGTGGTGGGTTGGGCGTCAGCCATGTTTTCTCCAAAGGGTTAAGTGCATATATTTACAGATTATACATGGCCCTGTGATAATTTCCAAGACTCAAAAAGGCCAGGCAAGCTGTGCTGCCAGTTCAAATTGCGTCGCTGGTCAATCATCTCTAAATGCTGTTGCCAAGTACGAAATTGTGGTGCCACTGGCCCCAGCAACGCCGGACGCACCTGTTGGTGCCAGGGTTGGGATCCATCAAGTCGATCTAACCAAACCTGCTTGAGCGCAGGTTCAGCATTGGTGAGATCCAAGGGACCGTTGCAGAGGTGTGTGGTAAATTTTATGGGGCGATTCAGACAAGCATTGGTGGATTTGGTCCAAGCCATGGTGCGATCCACACAGTCAATATTGTGAATGCCCACAGTGTATGCCACATGCAGATTGAATCGATCACTGGCCTGCGACAGATACTGCACATTGTCACACACTTCTTGCCACAGCAAAGGATTGCGGATGTATTCAAATTCATTCTCAATGCCATCAATGCTGAAATTGATCACCACACCGCGACAACGTTTCAACAACAACATTAGATCATCATTGGGTTTAATGCTGCCGTTGGTGTTGAAAGCAAATTGCAAATTTTCTAGCTGCCCCTGTTGATCTAGATGTTGTAGAATTTCTTGTGGTTCACTGCTGAGCATGGGCTCACCACCATTGATATAGAGATATTCAAGGTCTTCAAGATCTAGCTCTCGCCAGGGGCGGCCTCGGCGTGTCTGGCCAAACTGTCTGGTCTTTGAGTCATCGCCGTGCTGTTGATCTTCGGCCAACCATGCGCTGCTGTAGTAGCTGCTGCATTGTATGCATCGTGCATTGCAGATAGGATCCACGTTGTAGTCAAGTTTTTGTATGCGCGGTGCGTGATGATTGACTGGGCGTCCAGACCAAGTCACAATGGCACTGGTTTGCCAGTTTACAGTGGCATTGTAGCAGTGACGACAACCGTCAGCTGGCAGTCCACGACTGACCACATCTCGCTGCTGCATTAGGTAACGATCTGTTGCAAAATCTATTTTTTGTGTGTCGGGTCCCACATGATTGATACAGCATGCCGACAGTCTCACTTGATCTTGGCCAACTTTTTCCACATACACACTGTTGTAGATCAAGGGGCAATAGTTGCCACTGTCAGCAGGATTCTGCATGACAGGTGGATAATACACACTGTGTCGCAGTCGGGCCGGTGCCAGTCTAAGATGTCTGGGCAACAGTAGATGTTGATTGTGATCAAATTGACTGGGCTGCATCCACACACAGGTTCGACTATATTGTGCAATTGCTTGTTTGGCAATCCAGTTGTAGGGCAGTTCTTGCCCAATAAGGCTGCCTAGATCTTGTAAAAACTTTTCAGGCCGCTGCCAAATATCTGTCCACTCAAGCGTGAATTCAATATTGCGTTGTGCAAGCTCGTCTAGATACCTGGCAGAATCTTCCCATGATTGTGTGAGATTTTTTTTGGTCAGTAAATTCACATAGAAATTCAACCAGGCCTGTTGTGACCCTAGGCAGATGTTGGCTGCGGCAGGATCGTCAGTGTGCTCTACAAACTCAACCATGCTCTCATAGTCTGAGTCACGCTGCAACAACTGTGGGAATTCAAAGTGATCAAATCTACCAGTCATGACACGGCCGCGAGTCAAACACCACAGCAAGTAATTGACCCACTGTCCGCCCGAACCAGGCACGTACCACAACCGGGGTTTATTTTTTACGGCCAGCACAGTGAGCTCGCTGACTGAATCCTTTGGGTTGACTGCAATCAATGCTGCTCTTGTATTTTTCACTCCAGCGCTCTTCTACATAATCTTCGCCAAGATCAATTTCACGTCCGCGAGCAATGGGTCTGCGACCTTGACGTTTGCGGAATTGTTCTAGCCGGGACAAGGCATCAATCTTGGCCTGCATGGCTCCGGCTCGATACAGCACGTAGTCAATGTTCTTGTAGCTGCCTGCTCGGAGCATGTTCACAATGTCAGCAAACTGTCGAGCCAGACTGCTGACCAAAGCCTGCTCGCTCCAAGTGCCCATGCCACCCGCGGGACGAATTTCAATACCACGTTCGGGATTATTGACCAGCACAGTGTTTTCATCCACGGGCTGATTTTCTCGCTGTTGGTATCCAGCAGTCATGCCAGCGCCTGCACCTGATGTATTGGCTGTGACTGGTCCGGCTGAGTTGGCCTCCAGTGTGGCAGCCCAGCCTTGATTTTCATTGAATGGACTCATGACTTCTTCACTCACGATAGCAGTGTCCAGCATTTTTACAATGTTGGCAGCCAGTCGAGAGTTCTTTTGTGTCACAGGGTATAGGCTCATGACCAAGGCAGTTTTTCTACTCTCATCTAGATTGGGCCAAGCAGCACGAATTTCTGTGGCACTGGTCATGCCAGGGCCAAATTCCACAGTGGGCAGGTACGCCATGTAAGCATGGCGAGCAAAAGGTTCCAGCTTCTTTGCACCCAGCAAGGGCTGTAGGTACGCAGGTTCGCCGTTTTTCTTTGTGCCACCAGCCTGTGGAGGTTTGTTGGCATCTTTTTCACTGCGCACAAAAATCAACTGGTCAGATTCAGGATTGAATTGTGATGTAATTTCGTCTGCGCGAAATGGTGATTTTACCTGTACAAAATGGCCAGGCTCAACACCGGCCACTTGAGCCAGTTTTTCTTTTATGGCAAACGGAAATGGTCTTGTTGAAGTGTCGTTTGTGGCAGCCACAAACACTTCGGCGTCGGGAAAAGCACGGCGTGCTGATTGATACAGAGCTGCATGTCCTGCATGAAAAGGATGAAACCCACCGGGCATGATTACTATTGTTGCCATGCGGGTATTTATGCTGAATCAATAAGTCACAGTCACGGCGTTGATGGTACCACCTGAAAATGCTTCTACCCGTGCTCGCAACCAAGTAAAGTTGCCTTGTATGGCATATACATTGTAATCGGTAATGGGTGTGCTGCTGCCATCACCGTACTGATAGGTAGAAAACCAGTTGGCTGCTTCGCTCACAGAATCCAAGCAGGCTTCGATGTAGATAACGCCTTCAAAACCTGTGACCGAAATAGTCACGGTTTGAATACTGCCGCGACCTTGATAGTAGTCAGCTGCCAGAGCAGACACCCCTGACCAGTCCTGACTGGAACCATCGTAGTTGCCCGAGGGAACTCCGTATTCCGTGGTAGACAACAAGGTCACTGTGGTCATTATGCTCGTTCAACTTCTACTACTACGCCAGCGCCGGCCAGTTCTTCGGCCACTGTTTGCAGAGCTTCGCAAAGCTCGTTGGTAGCAATATACTGCTCAGCAGTGTCTTTTTCTCGGATCAATTTTGCGAGTTTGATCACAACTACTTCTTCGTGAATTTTTGCCATAGTCAACTATTTAGCCTCCACTCGCATAGTGCGTCGGAAACACTGTGGCAACACCAGGCCCAGCATGGTGAGATCTTGCATGGTACTGTGCTCCACAAACAGGTGATCGTACAGATACAGCCGGTGTTGCGCTGATTCCAAACGCTTGAGTAGACCAGGTGTGATGTAGAAATTGTCCGGACGTTGAACAACAAATCGCAGCAGAGCCTGATGTTGTTCAGGTTGCAGCCATCCTGGGCGAAAATAGCTGCGCCAAGGATGTCTGGGCTCGCGCAAAAACACCACGTCTGTGGGCTGGGTGACTTCGGCTCGATACAGTGTGGCGTGCTGTACCTGTGGGTTAGCACAAAACCACGACAGCACAGACTGATCGTTGGTGTACACATACAGCCAGTGACTGTAGAACATCAACTTTGAGTGTTCACGAAAACTCATCAGCGGCTCAATCATGTTGGCCAGACTTTGCAGTTGCGTTTCAGTGGGACAAGCTGAACTCTGCCAGTTACGCCAGGTTCCCCAAACTGTGCGATGTTGCACAGTTTCACGCATGTGTTGTTCATTGAATGTGCGTATGAGATTCACATTGGGAATGTGAAAATGCGCCCCAAACTTGTACTGGCCAAAGTACAAACTGCTGCGTGGAGCACCAAGATATATCATAGACATGGTTCTGGCACAGTCACTGAGTCATTGACCACTGCAAAGGTCACAGTGTTGTCTGCAAAATCCACAGTCACTGCAACATCTTGCAGTTGATCAAACAGAATTTTTCGGCTCAAGGGCACACGAATCAATTCGTCAATCTTGCGGCTCAAGGGTCGTGCACCCATGCGTGGATCATAGCCCACAGCAGCCAAGTGATCTATCACAGCTTCGCTGAATGCAACTTTGATGCTGCGAGCCTGCAGGCTGGTCTTGAGTTCGTCAATGAATTTCACCACAATCTTTTTCACAGCCAAAGTGTCCAGGCGCACAAACTTGCACACAGCATCAATTCGGTTGCGCAGTTCAGGCTTGAAGAACTCTTTCATGGCTCGTTCATCTTCACCGGTCTTTTCAAAGCTGCCAAAGCCAATGTTGTTGGCTTCTGAATCTCGTGCACCCAAGTTGGATGTCATGATAATGATGCAGTTTTTGCAGTTGGCTCGCTTGCCGTTGGTGGAAGTGATCACGCCTTCGTCCAACATCTGCAGCAAAATATTGGTGACATCGGGATGAGCTTTTTCAATTTCGTCAAAAAGAATCACAGAGAATGGATTTTTTGAAATGTCAGCTATGAGCTTGCCGCCGCCCACGTTGCCGTCCTCAAAACCCACATAGCCCGGGGGAGCACCAATCAAGCCCGACACTGAGTGACGTTCTTGGTATTCACTCATGTCGTATTTCAGCAAGTGCATGTCTAAGTTGTCGGCCAAGGCTCGTGCCAGTTCAGTTTTGCCAGTGCCCGTGGGTCCCAAGAACAAGAAACTGCTCATGGGTTTCTTTTCATTGCCAATTCCCGCAAACGAAATGTACACACGATCCAACACTGCATCCACAGCCGAGTCTTGCCCGTAGAGACGTTGTCGGATGTTTGATTCCAGTTCCACAATCCGGACCGAGCGTTCGTTTTGCAGTTTGTCAGTGGGCACTCCTGTGACACGGGCCAACTGTTCTTCAATCATGGATCGGTTAATGGTTGCTGTGCCCTGATCCTTCACACGTTCTCGCGCACAGGCAGCATCAATCAAGTCAATGCTTTTGTCCGGATTCTTTCGATCATGGATATATCGATTTGCCAGTTCCACTGCTGTGGTAATGGCTTCGGTGTCAATGAGTACATTGTGAAACTGTTCCAGCCTGGGCGACAGCCCAATCAAGATCTGTTCAGTGGTTGACGCATCTGGTTCATCAATGGCCAAGCGATAGAAACGTCGCATCAGTGCGCGATCCTTTTCAAAGCTCTCGTAGTACTCTTCCCAGGTGGTTGAGCCCACGACCTTGAGTGTGCCGCGAGTTATGGCCGGCTTGATCATGTTGGCAAAATCCAAGCTGTTGTTGCTGCCTGATCCAGCGCCGCGCATGGTGTGTGCTTCGTCAATGAAAAGAATACATTTCTTTTTGGCTTCCAGGGCGGCCACTACCATTTTGAATTTTTCTTCGAATTCGCCACGATATTTTGAGCCAGCCAACAGCGAGCCAATTTCCAAGCTCCATACTTCATGGTCACGCAAGAATTCAGGCACACGCCCCGCAGCAATTTCCTGGGCCAGGCCTTCAAGAATAGCAGTTTTGCCCACGCCAGGGTCGCCTACCATGAGCACATTTGATTTGAAACGACGAGCCAACACTGTGATCATTTCTTGCAGTTCGCGGTCACGACCAATCATAGGCTCCAAGCGGCTTTCTCGAGCCCACTGACTGAGATTCACACAGTGTTCTGTGAGCACAGCATCGGCCTGTTGCGAACTCATTGAAGCAGACTCAGCACCGTGCTGATAGTGTTTCTGCCAGAATTCAATAAACTCCAGCTTTTTCACGCCATGCTTGAGCAAGAAATAGTGAGCATGACTGTTGCTCTCGCTCATGATCGACAGATAGAGATCAGCTGTGGTGAGATTGCGGCGGCCAGTAAACATCACTTGCACCTGAGCTCGATTGAACAAGCGCTCCAGAGCCACGGTGCGTTTGGGTGCTTCGATTGTGGGTCGCACCAAGTTGGTGAGACTGTTGAGATACACATCAATTTCGGTGTCCAAAACATCTACATCTACGCCAAATTGATTTAGGCAACGTCGAAATGGTGGATGACGTACCAAGCTCAACAACAAGTGTTCGGTAGTGACGTATTCGTGCTGTTTTTCACGTGCCACGGCCACGGCCTGTTCCACAAGGCTTTCAATTTCGGGATTGTTCATAATGCTCCATGAAGTTTGTGTAATAATACACGATTTTGTGAGTCGTGTCAACAGTGTTCGCGAATTGCGGACAATACTGCTTCGGGTATATGGTCAGGCATGCGAGCCTGTAGTCGCAACAAAGCGTCGCCAGAACTGCCCGATCGCTGTGGCACACCACGACCACGCAAGCGCATCATGGTGCCAGGATTGGTTCGGGGCGGTACAACAATCTGCAATTGGTTGCCCAAGGCATCGGTCACGTTTAGATTACCGCCTTGAATCAGCAACCAAATTGACACGTCTTGATCAGCAACCAAATTTTGTCCTTGACGTTGCCAACGCGGATCAGGGTGAATGCGATACTGTACCACAAGGTCCAGGCCCATGGGCGCCACACCTGAATACTGTACATTGTCACCGTCTTCGATGCCCTGCGGTATACCAACATTCACAGTGGTGGTGCCACCGTGAGCCGACACATTGAGGGTTCGATTGCCGCCTTCCAGCACATCACGCAGCATGACCCATACTGTGACTCTCACATGCTGTGGTCGGCGCTGACCAAACGGTGATGCACCGCCAAACTGCTGAAATATGTCGTTGAAATCAGTCCCACCAAAATTGAAATGAAATCCACCAACACCTGGATCTTGAAATCGAGGCTGCGGCCGATCATACTGTGCACGCTGGGCAGGGTCACTCAGCGTGCGATAAGCTTCTTCGATTGCTTGAAATTCAGCTGTGCTGCCACCTTTGTCGGGGTGATGCTGCGAAGCCAAGCGACGATAGGCTCGTTTGATTTCATCAGCAGTGGCTGTGCGTTCTACTCCTAGAACCTGGTAAAAATCTTTCATTGTGTATTTAGGCGCAGTTTGAGCCGATGTAGAAAAGCCCAGTACATTGTACTGGGCCTTGCAGTCAATGTCAAATTATTTCTTTTCAGGAACTGGGGTGCCTTCAAGTTTTTTGTGTACTTTTACTTCTTTGCAACTTTGTTTGGTTTTGCCGGTCTTGGGATCTTTTACTTCTTTACCGTCTTTTTTTACATCAACACAGACTTGACGAGTTTCGCCGTTGGCAAACGCGGGCAGTGTCGCCAAAGTCATGGCCAGTGCAAGAACAATATGTTTCATGATATTACCTTTCAGGATAGAATTCTGGCTCGGGTGGCGCCTTTTTGCCTCCCCAGCCCTGGGTCACGCCTGCCATTGCTGGCGTTGCTGGAGGATATGAACCTCCAAAGCTGCTTCCGCTGCCCAAGGGTTGTGCGCCCCAGGATTGGGTGATAGTGGTTGCAGTTGGTGTACCAAACGCACTGGGCCCGGGCTGTCCCACTGGTGACGGAGGCGTGTATGTTGTTCCGACATTCGGCGGTAAGGTGATTCCTCCATTGTTGGCTCCTCCAAGTTTTTCTTGTGTGCGACCATAAGCAGCAATGCCCAGCACAGCACCCATGGCAATGTGGAACAAACCAGCACCCTGCAGGGTAATGGGCTGCCACTGTATGTTGACCTGTCCCTTGCTCACGGCCTGCAGAGCCGACCACAATATGGGAAATATCACAAAGTCTGCAATGCAAGTCAGCATGTAGGTCCATCCCATCATGGGACGCCACTTTGAATTCATCCAGTCTTCTTTTTTCTTTTCACTGGCACTCAGCTTGTCGTATTCTTTAGCACTCATGTTTGTGTCCTCTCTTTACAGTGGCAACCACATCCACAGCGCCTGACTCACCAGCACAGATCCCACAGAACCTACCACAACACTGACCCAAAACATGGGCATGCTCACAGCCAGGATACTGGCAGTCAGCAACACAATGCCAATCTGTAGTACACTGCCACCCCAGGTAAACCAGGGTGACCGCTCACGTGCTATTTCACGCTCGGCTTCTAGAGCGCGAGCTTTGGCCATGATTTCTTCTTTGTCAGTTTTCATTCTAGCAGCTTCAGCTTCAAACTTTTGTCGGTTTTCAGGAATCTTGCTTTCCACGGCTGCGGTTTCATATAGCACTTGGCGCATGTTCTTGGCCTGATACCATGCCCACTGGTTGTTGGCTGCTATGGTGTTGTTCATGATTTTGCTAGAGTTTTGTCCACCAATCATGGTGTTGATGGCCAGCAATGCTGCTAATACCACAATCACAAAACCTGCACGGTCTTTGATTTGTGCTTCGCGTTCGCTGCGACTCAGCGGTTTGACTTCGGGTTGGCTCACGGGATCTCCTTGTTATAGTCGACTTATTTATTCGTCAAGTGTTAGATACACAGTTGCGTTATCCGCAACCATTTGTTCTACAGTATGATATCAATTCATGTAATGCAATGCCGCCGCCAATCAAGAACGCCACAATGATCACAACACCAAAAACTATTTCCAACATTTCTTGCGTCTGTCTCTGACGTTTTGCAGCAGACTCCTTGTCTCTTCTTGCTTGGTGCGCAGCTTCTATGTCCATTGCATGTGCTCGAGATTTGATCTTGTTCCACACATCAATCTTGCCAGTTTGCATAAACAACAGTTGAAGTTCTTTTTCAAATTGAGCAGTTTGTTCCAGGGCCATTTCAATTTCGATGGCTGTGGCCATGCTGGATTTATTGCCACTGTTTTTTGCTGCCACTGCTGCTTTTGTTGCGGTGTTTTTGGCATCAAAATACTTGCCCAGCACCGGACCCAGAGACGAAACATCGTCCACAGTTTTTGATACTTTTTTGATCAATGCAACAGCAGATTGTATGCCTGCTAGTGCGGAGATTGGATCAATCATTGTTTGTTTCCTTTACATATTATTTTGTGTAATCTATTAGAACAATCTTGTTTGCGCCATTCTAAACACACTACTTTGCGATTATAAACGTCTCCAGTCCAAGTCCATCTAACACACTCATACTGTGCTGCTGATGACGGTATAATCATACCCGTCACAAACAACACAATGTATTTCATTTGTTGGCCAAGGGATTGTCTATGGCCCGCTTGATTTTGTCATCAAGTTCACGACGTAGTTGTTTGATCTCGCCTTCGTTTTCTTTCTGTAACTGTCGCACAGCCGCATCTACTTGACGTTGCAGCTCTTTGTTTTGTTGATTGGTATCTTTTTCCAACTGACGTGTGATGCGATCTACTTCTTGTTTGGTTTCACGTACATCTTTGCGAGCATCTTGTACACTTTTGTCAGTGTCTCGCTGGGATACCTTGCTGTCACGCTCCACACTTTCCACAACACCTTCCAGTCTGCGGATGTCGTTTTTGAGGTCATTCTTGATGTCCTGACTGTATTCCACAGTTTTGTTGGTACTGGCTTCCAACACTTCTAGTTTTTTGTAGATAGCAGTGAGGTCAGGTGTGACATACTCGGCAATCTTTTTCTTCATGCCTTGATAGTCTTTGTAAACTTCAAACGCACCGTAAAGGCCGCCCAGGGTTGAGCTCACAATGGTAGCAGCTACCATGAGTTTGGCTGGAGTGAATTCGTAACCGCCAATGGAGATCACAGTGTCTTTGCTGGCATACTTTTTTACTGCTGCTTCAGCTTCGTCAATCTTGGCGTTGACGTTTTTGATTTCTTCGGTCATGGTTGGCTCCTTTTATTTGTATTGCAGATTCACTAGGTCTTGGTGAAGTCTGTCATTGGTTAATACACGCAACAATCTCACATTGTCAACTGTGACTTGATTGCGATATATTTCTCGCGGCGAATAGAATGGCGCATCTGCCAGGGTAAAAGAATAATTCTGATATCCCTGTGGTTGAGTTGCTATTGTGGCAATATCCACTTGACCAGCCACTTCGTTTGGCTGTGCATTGCGATTCACTGCGTCTGTTTTTTGTTCTTGTGTGGCAGTGTTTGGCAGCATTGGGCGTTGTTCTATAGCATCATTTAGCACTGAACGCACACCAACACGTATGCCCTCTACTGGTGGCATTTCAGGTTCAGACACTGTGGAATTTCGTCCCACTGGTGATTGCAAACTGTAAATGTCAACTTGCCCTGGTGTCAAACCCTGAGGCAAAGCAGAGCCAGGGTCAACAAATATGCTTGGGGCAGGCGCACGTAACCCGCCAATGTTGACCACGCTGGTTTGTGACACAGCTACCACGTTTACTGTACCAAGTTGCAACTGTGTGCTGGCCACAGCACTAACTCCAGTGCTGGCAGTTGTTTGTGTCATACTGCCAGCAATGCTCTGTGCTGTGAGTGCACCAGCCACAGTCTCTGCTTGTTGTTGTGCAGTGGTTGCAGCCTGTGTGGCCTGAGCTTCGGCAGCTTGTACCACTGCTCGTGTTTCATTGCCAATTCTGGATTGATTAGCGCTGATCATGTTCAACACTGTGCCCAGGCTAGGTGCTGACGATACGTTGGATTTGTTGTCGCCTGCTGTTTTTACTTCACCTGCCCGTGGTTGACTACTGCCGCCTTGTGCCGGCGGCTGTGATGGCGGTGGGTTGGCAGCAGGGTTACTGGCGGCCAGTTGCAGACCAGGTGGTGGGGAAGATCCCGGAGGAGGTGGCTGACTTCCTGGTGGCGGTTCTGCACCAGGTGGAGGGGTATTGCCAGTCTGTGGTGTAGGTTCAGTTCCTGGCGGGGGAGGTGGTTGTGTAGGATCTTGCATCTGTGCGCCATTTGATGCGGCCGGTGCGGTGTTGTTTGATGCAGATAATTGCTTGGACATGGCAAATGCATAACCTTTGCAATTGGAACTGTACAAAGGATTGGCCACGCACGGGTCAGCGGTGTAAATCATTGTTGCCCACGCACCTTCTACGGATGAGTTCGTACCCGATGCTGATCCTACAATTCTACCCATGCCCAACATGGATTGATTCATGCTGGCTGGTAACAAATACTTTTCACTTACTGATCCACTAGTACCTTCACCAGAGAAACTGTAATTTTTTTGTTCTATTATTTGATTGCTACTGTTGGTAAGAGACACTGAGGCACTGGCATACGCAGGTATGTTCATGTACCAGGAACACGACCCATCTTGGTTAGTAGCAGTGCATCCAGAAAAACCTTGCCCAACTCTCCAGTTAAATCCGTAGTTAAATCCATGAACTGTTGCGCCAACTCCTGCATTCTGCAATGCAGTATTGACCGCAAATGCTTGATTTAAATAAGAACCACCTACTGTCGAATCCAGTAGGTTGTTGGTGTTTACTATTTTGCCAAACCCTGTACAAGTTGAACTGTACGCAGGATTTAGTTTGCAAGGGTCAACGGTGTACAACAATGACACGTCATCTACGTGTACTCTGGGACCATAGTATCCAGCCCAGAAGTTTTGATCTTTTCCTGTGAAACTAACTGTTAGGTTACTGGCTTGAGCAGTGGTGTATTGACTACTGAACATTTGTGTGCCAGTGAATAATGTGAAACCCGGAAGATTCTGATTGTAGTCGTAATTAAAACTTTCCAGCACATTGCCAGCAGCACCAGTCAATGCTACATTGGCAGTCAGTGTTCCACGGTTACCACCGCCGTTTGATAAATCATTGTTGATTTGCCATGAGTATTTGTAGCCACTGAGTTGTATGCCTGTGCCAGCTGCGGCCAACGCAGAGTTGATGGCCACAGACTGACTGACAGTGGCTTGAGTGTAGCCAAATATGATGTTGCCCGTGCTGGGATTGTAGGCCGGCACATTACCGCCCGAGGTGCCACCGGCTGCCCCAGTCACAGTGTTTGACCATGGCAGTCCACCGCCAAGATTCAGCACATTACCAGTGCTGTATACCGTTGAACCTGTGGCTGTGTCTACAGTTTGACTGTTAGAATAGCTTGTGAACCAACAGGCCAAGCAGAGCGCCAATGCCCACTTTCTTGTATGTGTCATCTGTTTTTTCCTCAATATGCTTTGGGATCTTGTGGGGATTGGCTTCCCATGACGCCTTGGCCTGGAGTCCAATTTGTCCTTCATAAGGGCAGGGTGTACCTGCTGCCATCATGGCATCAAACACTCTACGGTCTTGACACATAGTAGCAACTGCGGCCACCTTCATGCCCATGTCGTACAAAGTTTTAGATAACTTCAAACGTTCGCAATTCATGTCACGCACTGTTCCACCTGAGCTCACGCCAAATACCTGTGTTTGTACTGATCCTGAACTGCCAGTTGAGCAAAGGTCGGCATTGCCACCACTGATCATGGCTGGTGCCACTGCTGTGGGAGGTGGTTGAATGATACGCTGAGTGATTTCACTGGTGTTTATGTTGCGGTTGGTCATGTCGCCAGTCTGCACGTTTTGATTAACTGCTGTGCTGGTGTTGACGTTATTGTTGACGTTGTTGCTGGTGCTAGCGGATGTGTTGATATTGCGGTTGGTCATGTCACCAGTGTTGACGTTGTTGTTGGTGGCTGTACTGGTACTGACGTTATTGTTGTTATTGGTAGCCGTACTGACATTGTTGTTGTTATATGTCATTGTACCAGAGTTCACATTGTTGTTGGTATTGACCGTGGTAGCTGTACTGGAGTTGACATTGTTGTTGTTGTATGTCATTGTACCAGAGTTGACATTGTTGTTGTTGTATGTCATTGTACCAGAGTTGACATTGTTGTTGTTTATGGTACTGGTACCAGAATTTATGTTGTTGTTGGTGTTGACACTGGTACTGACATTGTTGTTGGTATTGTTGCTGGTGCTGTTGACCTGTGCAGTGCTGGTACTGTTACTGTTGCTGTTAGTCATGCTGTTAGATGTCACAGTACTGGTGCTGTTGGACGTACTGTTGGTATCTACCAAGCTGGTTGAAGTGTAGCCGCCTTGGTTGATCAAGGCTGTGTTGTTGGTGGTAGTGCCACCTGTGGTACTTGACGTACTGGTGTTTGTGGTTTGTGCTACTGCATTGGTAAGCACCACGGCTGCAATTGCAGCAATGACGTATTTTTTCATGGCTCCGGCCCTTTAATATTTGCTCGATCTTTGTCGAGTCTGTATATTTACAGGGCCGGAATTAAACTTTACTGCGTGGTTAACGAATCAGTGTGTGCCCATGACATGCAAGGCATGATTGGTGTGTTTGATTCTATCTTCAAGACCAATAAAACCACCGTTGATGGCACGGGTCAGGCCTCGAACATCGTTGGCGTCAGCAAAACGGTTCAGTTTGTTCTGTTCCCAGTAAAAGCAAGCTGATTGTGCTGCGCCCTCAAACGTGGCCAAATACTCAGCAGCTTCTTCCACAGGAATGCCCAAGCTACCAGCAAAAAATGTGTAGTTGTCTTTGCCTGTGAGCTGTATCAAGCCACGACCGCAATAACGCCAACCGTCGCCCGAGGCTTCGTCACCGTTGCCCATGCGATTGGCATACACTCGGTTGGCAATGGCTTCGGGACGTTTTTCGTATTGACGAGCCAAGTCGTCGGTGGGAAAATACTTGGGGAATGTGGCACGCAGGCTGGCTGCACGATAGTTGAGATTTTCTTTGATGAATTTAAAACTGCCAGACTCGTGTGCACACTGAGCCACAAAGTGAGCAATGCGATGTGGTGTGTTGATGTCGTATTCGGGCAGCAACTGGTTCAAGGCTTCGTACCAGTGTTCAATATGGGGATTTTTGACCATTTCACGCAGCTGGTCAAGACTCAAGATACATGCAGACATTGGGGCTCCTTAAAATCCAAATAAGTTTTTCTTTTTTTCTTTGGTGACATATCGTTCCGCGATTTCAGCAGCACGAGCTCGAATCACAGGATCGGGAGAATTCAGCATTTCGTTGATCAAGGCAATTTTGGCCATGCTTTCCATGGTTTGATCACGACTCACGTTGGCATCGGGCACAGTGGCAGCACAGCCAGTCAACACAGTCAAACTCACAATCACTAAAACAGTTTTGATCATTTCACACTTTCAAATATTTCACGCTGGGTGCGATACCACTGTTGCCAGCCCTCCACACGACTGCTGCACACATAGTACAGCTGGTAGTTTTCAATCACGGTCTTTAGCAATTCAGTGATGGCCACACGATCTGTCACTGGCACAGTGCGCAGTGTTTCGCACTGCTGCATGAGTTCAGGCACAGCTTCAGGGAATGATCGTTTGACCGGAGTGGGAGTAGCACAGCCTGCCAACAACAGCACCATGACAGCGATTGAGAACCATTTCATTTTGACCCCCGGGCAGCACGATTCATTTCGGCTGCGGCATTGTGTGCGTCTATGATTTCACGCGGCACTGGGCACTGTTCAATGTGGCGAATGACTTCTTCTTTTTTGACCACTTCACGGTCCACGTAGCGAATGATGTCTTCGCCACGCTCGCGAATCACGCGAGTGCGGTTCACAACTCGTTCTTGAATTTCAACATTGCGTTCGGCCGACTGCTTTTCGGCCTGAGCTACTCGTAGCTCTAGCTCAGCAACTCTGGCACGCCATTCTTGTTCTATGGCATAGCCACCGCGGAAATACACGCCCAGCACCAGCAACACCACGCCTGCAATGCGAAATGGCAGTTGATATTGATACAGCAGGGGGATTCGATGCAGGAACCAGCCAGCCACTGTGGCAGCAACGCCCAGGGCCAGCAGGATATTCACAAACCACAGTATGGCAGCGTTGGGTAACAGTTGTAAAATCCACATGCCATTATTTATGGCATGATCACTGTTTTATCTCCGCTGGCTGTGGCCAAAATTTCACGGGTGCGATCAGTCACACGGCCCGTGATCTGCAACATGGGTCGATCCCACCAGCCCATGTTGCAGGTAGCGTGTGGTATGTTGGGCCACTCCCAGGTTATGCAGTCACCGGCCCGCCACTGAGTCCAAGTGGCGTTGCCCAGCTGAAATACCTGGCCCAGCTGCCAATCTGCCAGCATGATGGCAAAACGTCGCATGATCCCTGGGTCTGCATCCATGTCAGTTTCCTGGAACGAGTTCTCACGCTCTTTTCTAGCAGCAAAATTGTCAATGTGTGTGACCAACATCTGCCCCGTGGTTTGATTGTGAAATTTAACCATGCTGTCGGTCATGCCCAACCAGTGATTGATCCACTGAAATTCAGGTCTGTCATCGGCTGGTCCGCGATGATAGATCTCCATGTGTGGATCAGCACCGGCTCGCACAAGATCCTGCTCTTCCAGGGGTGCACTATACAGCTGACCCTGCACACGATCAGCATTGCGATTGCCCCAGGTAGCGGGTCGTGCCTGTGGCAGGCAGTGTGCAATGGCCTCAGCAAAGTTGCCTTGAAATCTGCACACCGCAGTGTAGCTGTCTGCACCAGGCTCAGCGGGGCGGGCAGGGTCAAAGTGCCACTTGCTGCGACTGCGAGTAAACTCCCAGCGACTGTTGCCCCAGTCTTGATAACGTTGGTTCATTTACGTCCCCGCACAATCAATTCGGGCTTCCACACAGCTTCTAGACCCATGCCACGTTCAGTGAATTCGTACAAAGTACGCAGACTGCGCTCGGTGATTCTGGCACCAATGGTGTTGTAGGCTGCCATCATGTTGTCGCCAATGATCCAGTCATAGTCGCCGCCGTCACGCTCAATGGCTTCACGAGCTTCGGGATCAGCCAACATGGTCTGCACTGCGGCACGGATGCGAGTGGCATTGGGATTGTCGCGGCCCACCCATAGACTTTTTTGCAGTACGTCACGATAGCTGCGCACCAAGCGATAGGCGTCATAGAAATCACCTTGTGGCTGCTGTCCCCAGCGACGTCGATACTCTTGCTCAAACGTGGGCAGAGTGGCAAAGTTGCGGTCTGCGGTGTTGATGCCTGATGTAATATCCAGTACTCCGTGATGAAACCAGTCATTGAAAACACCTTTTTGTGTTTGGGGCTCAATGAACTTTTTGTGACTCACAAAAGTTTCACGTGTGACGTTGAGTTCCCCACGCAAAGCTGCCAGGCGTGCATCTGTGGGTTTCATGCCCTTGACAAAGATCACTCGGCGTTTGTAGCAGTCAATATAGGCATCCAAAGTGGGTTGCGGGCCACAAATCAGCATCACAATGGCCATGACATCCGGACGTCGACCCGAAGTTGATCCAAATCGCACAGTGTCTTGGTAGGGGTTGAAATCCCTACGATGACTGACCACAATGTTGAGATTGACCAAGGCAATGGGAGCGTAGTCACGATAGTTGTAGTCCACTCGGTCTGTGAGAAAACTTTCAGCGTTGCCGCCGTGCGCCACCATGATGGTCTTGGCATCACGTTGTAGTTCGTTGTGAAATCGATTGAATCCTGGCACATCATTGGCACCAGGTATGTGTTCCACAATCACAGGCTCGCCCAGTGTGCGAGACAGGTGAGGCGCCATTACTGAAGCCCACACACTTGTACCACCGCCGGGTGCCTGGGGCACAATCAGTCGATACTGTGCCTGTGCTGCTGTGCTCATGCCCAGGCACAAGACCAGGGCTACTAACCATTTTTTCATTTCTGTCTCCTTTAAGTGTAAGAAATTTTACTGCGATTGAAAAACAAACCCCAGACCGCAACAACCAAAGCTGTTGCTGCCAGTCCCAGGGCTAGGGGACGATTGAGCCAGTCCCAGACTCCATACAAGGTATGGTACTGATACCACACTTTTTCCAACTGATCACTCAGCGCAAAGCCAATGATAAATGCTGCCCGACTGAATCGACCCCACTTCATCACCACACCCAGCACACAACACATGGCCAGCACAGCGTAATCTTCCCAGTAACCGGTGTACTGGACCGAACTCCAGATCAGCACAGCCAGCACAGGCCAAAAATACCAGGACACAGGCACAGACATCAGTTGCTGAGCCCGGCGAACAAACAGCATGGCCAACACAAAAGTCACTGCCAGAGCAACGGCGTAACTGGCACCAATGGCTGTGAAAAACTGTGTGTCGGCCAGCAGCAGCGGCGTGCCCAACTCCAACCCTACCATGACAAAAAGAGCAATAATTATGACCTCAAACGGTGCTCCAGGAACTCCAAACAAGATAGTGGGCACATAGCTGGTGGCTTTTTGTGCATTGTTGGCTCCCTCGGCACCAATCACGCCCTTGATGTTGCCCTCACCAAATACTGTTTTTTCTCGGGGATTGGCTGCCACAGTCTGACCATAGGCCAACCAGTCGGCCACAGCACCGCCAATTCCAGGTATGATACCCACCACAGCACCAATGGCGCCGCCGCGCAAGCCGTCCCAACGATGCTGCCATGAGTCCCGCATGCCTTGCACAATCTGTTGCCAGGATCCATGAGCAGTGCGAGGCAACACATGCCCGGTGCGCCAGGCTGCCAGCAGTTCAGGCATGGCCAACACGCCAGCCAAAACAGGAACCATTTGTACACCGGCTGCCAAATAGTCCCAGCCCGCAGTGTAACGAGCTGCGCCAGTGATGGGGTCTTGGCCAATCAAGCCCACAAACACACCCAGCACCAGGGCCAAGATGCCACGGAACCAGTAGTGCGAATTCACAAATACCACGCTGACAAAAGCCAGCAACAAAAACATCAACATTTCGGGTATGCCAAAATGCAACACAACAGCAGCATACCAAGGCAAAAATGCAAACACCAACACGCCCCAGATAGCACCGTTTACAGTGCTGGTGGTAATGGCTGCACTCAATGCACGAGCTGCCTGTCCCTGTTGAGCCAGGGGAAATCCATCAACCATGCTGGCAGCCGAACCTGATGCACCGGGAATGTTCAGCACAATGCTGCTGAAGCTGTCGCCTATGGTACTGGCCACCACAATGGCTGTGGTAAAACACACCAGGGTATAAGGGTCAGCTCTAAACACATCAATGAACGGAAACAGTGTAACCAAAGCTGTGGCAGCACCGGCCACGGGCACAATGCCCATGACAAAACCATACACTGTGCCCATCAAGGTCCACAACAGATATTCCATCATGAGAGCACTCGCACAGCAATGTCATGGTCGCGGTAGACCTGACGATAAGGCTCAGGCGGTGGCTCCAGGCCCAGCACTGAGCACAATTCAAGATTGTCAGCAACGTCTGTGCCAGACAGTGTCCAGGCCTGTCTAATGCCTGCGTTTTGCTGTGCAATGTGTTGAGCCATATCACGCAGATTGTGATAGTACTGATAGTTGGGATAAGTGATGTCAAAGTGTCCGCACTTTACCCACCAACCCAGGCAAGCGTCATCGCTGCGATGAACCAACACAATGGGAACACCAGGCCAGTGCTGTCTAAGAAATTCCATGTTTTTGTAACACGAAAAGATATGGCTTTTGATAATGCGCACTCTTTGAGACGCTGGGTCAAATGGGTAATCAAAACTTTGCTCCGCTTGAGATTTAGACAGCACTGTGAGATCTTCAGGCAGTGGGCAAACCATGCCTGGATCCCAGTAAGCACCTAGATGCATGAGCTGCTGAGTGCCACTTGCGTCATGATAGTAGGTCCAGTCATCTCTATAGTCTGAACGATCTATAGATGGCGAGTAGTAGATGTTTTTGGCCACCGAACTCCATTTGGATCCTGGCGCACCGGCTAGAAAAATACGTTTCACTCTAATCCTTGCATAAATTAGTTGACACAGCAACTTTTATGTTGTAGTTATGAATATTTAGCTCAAAAGGAAAATTTTTCAATGAATCGCAAAATTTTCGGCTTGCTGACAAAAAATTTGCAGTTGGCCTTCAATTTATCTCGCTACGCCGCAGTGCGTGATGCTATTGGCACCAACACCCAGGTGCATGAGTTGCCTTGGACTCCGGCCCGCTATCGCAAGTTCCGTGACGCCATGACAGCTGAACTGGCCCTGGATTCAGACTACGTGGGCACAGTGGAAAGCATTGTGGCTGACTTGGATCGACGTTATCTCACTAGATTTTTTGGTGAAATTTGGAAGCCCCGGACCGACACTTTCAACTACACTGGTTGGCAGTTGGCTGACGAAATCAACAAACTGAACCCACGATCAGTACTGGACGTGGGCTGTGGCTACCACCCCTACAAGGGACGCATTCAAAACATCGTGGGCATTGATCCGTTCAATAACTGTGCTGATTATCAAGTAGACATCCTGGACTATCGTGTGCCCCCAAAGTCGCACGATGTGATCATGGCCTTGGGATCAATCAATTTCAACAGCCGAGACGAAATTGATCGTCGTTTTTCTCACTGTGTGTCATTGTTGGCACCGGGCGGTAAATTCTACTTGCGAGCCAATCCTGGCTTGCAGCATGCGACTGGCCCTTATGTAGATGTGTTTGAGTGGACGTTTGAAGTGGTCAAGCAGCTGGAACTGGCGCATAGCCTGCGTTTGGACACATTCAAGCAAGACAACAATGGTCGCTTGTACTTTGTGTACAGCCGACCTCAGTAACCGTTGCGTTGCAGCCAAGCACCTTTGTTGAAACTGGTGCTCCATGAGTTGGGCACACGCCCGCCACGCTGGTTGCTCCAGGCATAGCCAGCACGGTGTCCTGAGCAGTCCTTGGTGCATTGCGAGCCCAAGAAATACAATTCTCGCAGTTGCTCACGAGTCCACTTGTCGGGTATTACCCCATGCTTGGCCACAAATAAGTCATGCAGTTGCTTGCCAGTGATGTTGTAGTCGCGAGCAATGGACTGCATCATGTGGTCAATGGCATCGTAACTGGTGGGGTTGTCTAGATCTTTTTCAAGATCTTCTACAGCACCTTCGCCCAACACAAATTCTTGTGCTCGCATGTTAGTCTTTGTCCCGAATAGGTCCGCCTTCGACCCAAGCATCGCAGGTACGCTTGGCTGCACACTTGAACTTGAGAAACTTGCAGTAACCCAAAGTGCCAGCGTCTATGGTGCTGGCAGGATCTGATCCAGACTCTGCACCAATGCCGCGAGCAATGCAATCCTGCATCTTGCTGGTGATGTCAAAAGCAGCACAGTTACCACACAGTGCTGATTTAGCATCTTCAGGATCACTCATGTTCCACTCATCGGCCTTGGCTTGCCAAAACTCTTCATTGGGTTCATTGGGATCTAAAGGGCCATAGCCATATTCGTCAATGGCCTTTTTGCGATTTTTCAAGTTGAGGTCAATGCTCTGCGTGGCTGGTGGACAGCCCTGTTGCACAGCTTCTATAAAGTTAATAAGTTCTCTCATGATTCTACCTTTGATACAGCAGTGACCACTGCGTCAGATCCGTACTGTGCTCGCAACAATGCAGTGGCTTCGCCCACACTTTTGGCATACACTGCCACTTCGATACTGTTGGTGTACAAGGGTTGCTTGACCCGCACACGAGCTCGATACAGAGCAAAACCTGATGGCAGATTCTGTGCTTCTGTGACAAACTCCTGGGCTCGCATGTTAGACCCGATCTGCGGCAGTGGTGGTCAGTGTGAACTGTTTGCCAGCATTGAATGGCTTGGCCATCATGGTCACAGCGGCTCGATTGGCAGCGGCTTTGCCACGGAATGTGAACGGCTGGCCTTGCTTGTCTTTGAGAATTTTGCCATTGATGCGAATATACCAAGTGCCTGACATTTCTCTGCGATAGGCTTCTTCTTCGCCAGCCAGTTCTTGTCCCAGTTCCTGTCGTTTGAAAGCACGTCGGCCTTGATCCATTTGATCTTGTTGATAGCGATCATAGTCGCTGGGGCTCATGAGGTCGGGGTTGCGACTGCCATAGCGACCAGCTTCCGCCACACCTTGTTCTCTAACTGGACCGCCCCATCTAGCATACAATCCATGCGGGGTGCCACCATCTTCAGGATGACGAGCACTGTAGATGGCAATGCCTTTTTGTATGGACTGTAATTCAGTTCTGTCAGCATTGGCTCCTACTGGAAAACTTACATATACAAAGGGTGAAGTTTCGCCGAGCTCTTGGCCACCGGCTCGCAACAAAGCACTAATCAGTCGTTTGGCACTTTCATCATATATTTCACTGCGATTGTCTTGGTTGTCCCAGTCATCAGCAAATACAGATGTGTAGCCATTGATTGACACTCCTGGGATCTGTGACAAACGTAGCCATGAACTACGAGCCTGAGGAGTTTGGCTATCATCTGCCACAATGGTCATGCCCAATAATTTCATTGCTATACCGTAGAGATTTTGTCCCAGTCCCTGACTGCGATATTCATCATCTATGGCAACATTGGCAACTTGATAGCTGTTTTTGATGGGGAACCATGGTGCTGAACGCAATAATAGGAAGCCTGCTTTTCTTAGCCCATCCTCGGGGTGTTTTACATCAAATAGTTCAATGATAGTATCAGCACCAGTTAAGAATGAGCCTGCACGGCCGGCATCACCGGCAGTATAACCAAAACGCTGACTGCCTGGCAACATCTTGATCTTTGACAAAGTTTCTTTGCCGTAACTTTGACCTTTTGTGCTCAGGCCTTCTTTATCGCCTGGGGTTCGTTGTATTTCTTGTATTCTTTCTTCCGCCACACCTTCTCTTACATCATTTGTATCATCCATCCAATCAAGATTTTCTTCTTCGTCGGGTTGACTAGCTTTCACAAAGTCGTCAATGACTTGTCCAGCATATTCTGGCGTCACGTTGGCTTTGTTGGCAATGACTCGATGCCAGTCTGGAGTATTGAGTTCTTCTATCTCGAATCTTGGATAATAAAGTCTTAGAGCTGTTAATACTCTTGAGTATTCGTTGCCCGGCACAGCCTCCGCCATGCCTTGCTTCTTGTTTAACTCTTTGTTTAGAATCTTTTCAGCATCCTTGGCTACTTTTTTAGCAGTGGTTGCTTTAGCAGTGTATTCTTTCTTACCGGCGTCTGAATCGTTACTACCATCACGCCCTGGAGGAGTTTGTGATTTGTCCATTTCCATCACACCTTCCGACTTGTTGCCCCAGTTGGCAGCACCTTTTTTGCGGCACTGCACCAAGGCGCCTGACGCATACGCACTGGGCCATACCTTGTAGCGACTGCGAACTTTGCTGTAGCAAGCGTCTTTCTTTTCGGCCAGGATTAGATCACTAAAGGCCGGGCCGCCGCACTCGGGGCATTGTTGTGATGATTCAAATAAGTCGTTTACAATCATTTTTTCTTAGTGGCCACGTTGATGGCTGCTCCTCTACGTTCAGGATTGGGGTCTTGCCTGCGCTTTCTAGACGCAGCTGACGCACGACCTTTTTTGCCAAGGCCATGTGCCTTGGCAGCAGGCAAACATTTGGGCTTGCCTTCAGATTCTGATCCTCTAGCACAGGCGCCGCGAATTTTGCCATCAGGGCCAAAACGCACCCACTTTTGCTTGAACCAGTCGCGCAGATTCTCTTCCAACTCAGCTTCACTCACGGCCACACAGTTGGGTACCTGGCGATTGCCTTTGCGCTTCATACCCTGTTGTTGGTAGCCAGTCCAGCAGGCTTCAAGAATCTCTCTATAACGCATCACAGTATTCCTGCTGCTGACTTTAGAGCTCTTAGGTCGGGTCTGGTTGTGTCATGTACTGGCCGTGGTGTAAGACCAGCTGCCACCCGCATTTCATTTAAGTCACCACTGTGACGCTCGCGGTATGCGTCGGGCGTAAGCGGCACCAAGTCAGCAAAAGTATCTTCGCTCCAGTCATGATCTTGATTGTTGTAATGCATGATCCACTGGTCAGGTTCGTATTCGGTCAAGGTACCAAGGTCGGTCAATAACTCTTGAACCAGGCCCGGGGCAGCACTGCGACGACGAATTTCCACATACACCAAGTAGCGTCCCGGACGAATTTCGCCCGGCGAGCGGTCAGCGTCCAACACAAAGTCATAACCTTTTTCAAACCAGTTCACAAGATCCTTGGCTGCGTTTTGATCACGCACAAAAAAGCTGATCACAATGATGTCATCGTCGTCGCCCATTTTGGCGGCAAATTCGTCCACGTGAATAGTGGGCTTCATCATGCCTTCTAGGTCACGATACTGCAAGCCTTCAAACAGCGGCCGGTTGTTGTAGCGATTGTTGAGCATCTTGGGCCTTTTCGTCATTTTGATATTCTTCTTGATCCAGGTCCTGTTCATAGGCCTGATCCAATTCTTCTAGATCAATTTCCTCGTCTTCCATCTCAATACTTCCTGTACGGATGTCATTCATGAGACTCTTGGGCATGGTGATTTCTACCAACCACACCGGACGTTCGATCATTTTGGCTTTTTTGGTTCCGGGACGATAGTCTGAAGGATCGTCAATTTTCACCGGAATCTGCATCATGATTCTGCGATAGTTGACTTCACAGTCATAGGGCAGCAATCTGCGCCCACCGCGTGGGTCAGGCATCATTTTTTCAGGCCACATAAATGTGCAGGTCACGCGATAGCGACCAATGTCAGGGCCGCTCACCAGCTCGCCTATTTCCCAGTTGCGGAATGCATACACATCAACTTCGTCCAGTACTCGTTCAAAATCCAAGAGTGTGGTGATGCTGCCGTCGCTCATGTAGATGTCACGAATGTTGTCGGCCACTTGCCAATAATCTTCGTGATTGCGGAATATTTCGCGATCGTGTATGCCGTGTGAGTTCTTTGTTTGCATAGTGTAATATTTATGGATTCTGCAATCAGTAGCCAAATCTTGCTTTGTATGTGGCATACAAGGATTGCACAGTGGCTAAATCCAGCACACCGTTGTAGACCTTGATAAATCCTATGTTAGCAGTCTGCACTTCACTGCCCGATGAACGGCTCCACATTCTCAACTGATTGAAACCACCACCGCCGGCATTGGTCACAGCAAATGATGTACCAGTTGGTTGAGTGTTTGTTGCAGTGTACAATTGTCCTAATTTGGTACTATCGTTCCAGGTGCCCCAGCCAAAGTGCCATATGAGATCAGCTCCTGACCCAGGTAAATTAACTGCATAGTTAGGATAGAACGTGTCAGGATTTCCATTGTAAAGGCCCATGAGCCAGTCTTTGCTAGCCTCGCTCTGGGTGTTTAACAATCGTCCAGTGGAAACAGCAGTTCTTTGATATGCCATAAACACACTGTAACTCTGTCCAGTTACATAGTTAGGACCACCAAACATAGTGTCTGTGCCAGTAGAATTGGATTTAGTAAATATTCCACCATTGGTAGCTGACCAACCAACACTGCCACCAGCATTGGCCACGGTGATAGGGAACGCACCTGTGCCAGCCACAGTAGAACCATTTACAGGTACTGCTGCATAGTTTGCGGCATCTAAATCGTATACCAATACAGGTGCGGCGACTCCAGACGGTTTCCAGTTGCCAATGGCGGCTTGCATGATACCGCTCATTACGCAACTCCTGTGCCGTTGATGAACCAAGTATTGGTGGCCACTTTCATAATTGTGGCCATGCCGTATGTGCTGATGACTCTGTTGCCGGCTGTGGAGTTGCCGCCCAGGTAAAGTGTGGTGCTTGGCTGTGTTACTACTAGCACGTTGCCTGCTGCTTGGACCACAACACTGAGTGCTGTGCCCACTGGGAATGCCACGTTGGCATTGTCCGGCAATGTGAGTTGCAAGTTGCCGGCTGTGGTTGAGTAGTAGTGTTTGCCCGAATCAACCAAGGCAGCTGTGGCATTGGCTGCTAGACTTATTTGCGGGATATTCAAGTAACCAATTGAATAGTTGGCTGTGGTCACTGTGGCAGTGTTGCCAGTAACACTCAAACTGGCTGTGCTGGTCAAACCTGCTGTGGTCAAGTTACCACCAGTGATGTTGCCTGTGGCACTGATTGTTGTGCTTGACGTCACAGCACCCACCAAAGGACCATAAAATGCCGCTGCGGTGATGTTGCCCGATGCGCTCATGCGTCCAAGATTGACGTTGCCTGTGCCATTGGGTGTGAGTACAATGTTGGCATTGGCTGCAGAAGTTTGTATGTCCAGTTGGGCTGAATCAATAACAGCACCGCTCAACAGCAAGTTACCACCAGTGATGTTACCAGTGCTCACTGTCAGACTTGTGCCAGTTATAGCTGCACCTGTTATGGCACCTGTGGCTGATATCAGGCCACCTGTGAGTATGTTACCACCTGTGATATTAGCAGTTACACTCACGGTAGTTCCTGTGTGTGTGGTGGCATTGACATTGGCGCCACCTAGTACGTTGCCACCAGTAATGTTGCCTGTGGCACTGATGTTACCACCAGTGATGTTGCCAGCTACACTAACAGTATTGTTCCAAGTAGGAGGACTATTTGCGCCTGCGCTGGTCAACACCTGCCCAGTATTACCAAAATTACCTTGTGTCAAATTACCATTGTAACTGGCACCCCACCCAATGGCACCAAAGTCATTGAGTTCCAATGCGCGGGAGCCACTGCTGTAGGTAAAATACATTTTGGATACACCAGATTCAGCACTCTGCGGTCCCATCACTTGGGTGGTACTGTGACTGACATAGCCAGCATCGGGTATTTCAAATAGTGTATTATACAACGGAGTAAAGTTACTTGAATTAACACCCACAGCCATGTAAACATTGCCCGGATCGTTGTTGACAAGAACTATGTTCATTGAAGCGTTGCCGCCAGCATTTTGATTCTGTGCTATAATATCCGCAAAACCATTTTTGTTTTCTACTACTGTTAGATTTGCACTTTCTGCATAATTTAAATTGCCACCAATTCGAACATTGCTAAATGTAGCTAGGCCAGCAGTAGAGATATTGCCAGCAATGATGTTGCCTGTAGCAGATATTAAGCCACCTGTGAGTATGTTACCACCTGTGATATTAGCAGTTACACTCACGGTAGTTCCTGTGTGTGTGGTGGCATTGACATTGGCGCCACCCAAGATGTTGCCACCAGTGATATTGCCTGTGGTTGATATTGGATTTGATCCCAGTGCAGCCAAATTGGCCACAACATTGGCGTTGCCATAACTGGCAGCAATACCAGACAGCAGTGAACCGTTGCCTAGAATAAATCCACCGGAAATGTTAGCAGTGGTTGTGATGTTGCCCGTGCCACTGATAGTGTTGGCTCCCAAACTGGCCAATAGAGTAGTCACATTTGAATTGCCGTATGTTGTGGTAATACCAGTCAACTGAGATCCATTACCAAACACATAACCAGCAGTTACGTTACCTGTGGTACTGATTGTGTTTGATCCAAACCCAGCTAGTAATGTGCTAACATTCGAGTTGCCATAATTGGTGCCACCAGAAGTAATGGTCACAACGGCCACTGCGCCGTTGGCAGCAACTGTGACACCTGATCCAGTGAAGTCAATTGCTGAAGCATTCTGTACCACAGTGTTGCTACTCAACAATACTTCAATGTAACTGGGAACTGTGTACACTACATCAGGTACAACAACACTGCCAACGTTGGGGTCAACTGCTGCTTCCTGAACAGGCAACGTTGCTGGAATAGGATTTCCAGCTGAAACACCCAGTCCAGGGCCAGGCGCCACTGGTGCAGGTGCTCGATCTGGCGGTCCTATGGGAGTAGGAGCAGGTGCACCAACATCCACTGGGGCAGGTGCTCGATCCAGTGGTCCAATGGGAGTAGGTGCGGGTGCATTGACGTCTACTGGTGATGGCTTGTTAATTGTGGGCATAGTTTGGTTCCTTGGGGTATTTAGCGCAACCAGCAAATGCCCGGTCAGCAGACATTCATGTATCTACTGTTGACCGCAAAGCCTAATACTTAGTGCCGTGTCTTGGCACTATCTATCTACACAATACTCGGCGGCAAGATCCTTAAATAATTCTGTCCCCAGGGACACATTAACCTACTAGGAGAAATTGACTTGAGTCGAAATCGCTCTGCGAAAGCACAAAAACGTATGATCCTAGCACAAGAAAACACCATTCCGTTTGCACAAACACCCAGTCAGCGTCAACGACGCATTGACCTGGTGCCACGCAGCCGTAATCAGGAGCGTCTTGTGCTAGCCCTTAAAGATCAGGATCAACACATTGTCGTTACAGTGGGTCCAGCTGGCACCGGTAAAACTTACCTGGCCATGTTGGCTGCTGTGCAAGCACTTAGAGAAGGAGCAACCGAAAGAATTGTTCTCACACGACCAGCAGTGGGCGTGGAGGATGAACGGCACGGATTCCTGCCCGGTAACCTAGTTGCCAAAATGGAACCATGGACTCGCCCATTGCTGGACGTCATGCGGGAATACTACCGCCCTCAGGACATTGCGACCATGATAGAAGATCAGGTTGTGGAAATTGCGCCTCTGGCTTTCATGCGCGGCCGAACCTTTAAAAACTCATGGATCATAGCAGACGAAATGCAAAATGCAACACCAGCTCAGGTCAAGATGTTGATGACACGCATTGGACGAGACAGCCGCATTGTGATCACTGGCGACATTGAGCAAGCTGATCGACAACGTGGTGACAACGGATTGTTAGACCTAGCCACCAGACTAGCTCAGCATCCGGTGTCGGGTATTGCAGTGTGCGAATTGGAGTCACGCGATGTACAGCGTCACCCCTTGATTGGATCAGTGCTCAAGCTGTACGGTCAAGACGTGACTATCGCGTAAATTTCACGCCAATTTTTGACCACTGGGTACGGGCACTCATGATTCATGTTGTGCCCGTGTTCCATTAGCACACTTCGCAAGCCCATGTTGTAGCCAACATCAGCATTCTCGGGCTTGTCTTCAATCCACCAAAAACCTGTGTTGCGATACGGTTCCAGGGCTTGGGTTTTGTCAGCACCAGTGTCCAAACACACCACTCGTTCAAAAGCAGTTTTACCAAACAGTTTTCGCAGATTCATTTCCCTCAGCTTGCCAGCATTGGGATCCAGGCTGAGGCTGGTGATGCAGTGGAACCGATAGCCATGTTCTTCATGCAGTCGTTTGACATAAAACATAGCATCTCTCAAGGGCGGTAAGAATCCAATGGCTGCCGACTCATTGAAAATCTTGATCAGCTGTTTGGCCTGCGGCTTTATGATACCATACTGCTCACCAATGTCGTAAATGAACTCAGAACCTTGTTGTTTGACATGTCCGTGCTGTTCCATCCAGACTGAGAACGCATATTCCCAGTCCAAGAGAACGCCGTCAGCATCAACTAGGATCGTTTTGGGATTTGTTTTCACTAGGGTCCTCCTTGACCATGACTATGTTGTTTTCGGCCAGCATGCGATCAATGGTGGCTTTATAATGTTGATGGTAGTAACCCACAATGCGGTCCCAGTCTGGTGGCACTCTAACTCCGTTAAGGCTGGCCTGCACCACTTGCATTTTACGAAAATCCAAGATCACTTGATGAGTTTGAATGTCCAAGGTCTTGAGATTGCGTGTGACTTTCATGACTTCGTCCATGCGTCCATCGGGTTTGCGCACATATTGTATCAGCATGTATCTCATGATATTGAACACAATTCAATCAAGGTGGCACTGAGGTTGATTTCTACATCGGCCACAGAGTTGTGATTTACCAGGCCGTTGCGAATAATCACAATGGCCTGATCTTGTCGTTCCGGAGTATCGCCCCAAAGCTCAAGATTGTCGTACATCCAACGAAAGATTTCTTCAGCATCTTCAGGACTGGCATTCTGACAGATCATGGTGCGAGCTTGACGAATCTGCCCACGCTTGAAAAGATCCACAGCATCTAGCCGCCAGTCACGCATGGCTTTGTCTGTGGCTCCGGGTGCGGACAACACACCAGTAGTTGAATTCTGTTGCAACAAGTTGAGACACTTGCGCATGTCAGGGTAAGTGGCCTTGACATAACTGTCCAAGGTGTCTAGTTCAAATTGCACCCCTTCGCTTACCAGCACTGTGGCCACACGGGCTGTGAATTCAGTATGGTCAGTTTTTACAATGTGAAAGCCTTGTAATCGGCTGTGCAAAGGCTCAATGATCTTGTGCGGATAGTTGCAGGTCATGATGAATCGCACAGTTTGACTGTAATCTTCCATCAAGTTACGCAAGGCAGGTTGCACTGAATCCTTGTTCATGTAGTCGGCTTCGTCTATGAGCACAACCTTGAATTGCCCAAACGGCATGGTTTGACAGAATCCAATCAGTCGGTCAATCCACTCAATTTTGCGACCTTCTTTGGAACCGTTGACATATAGCACATCAAAGTCGTCTATGCCCAGGGCCTGAATCAAAACCTTGGCCAATGTTGTTTTGCCTGTGCCCGGAGCACCACTCAGCAACAGATGAGGAATGGTGCCAGTGGACACCCACGACTCCACTTGTTCACGTTGTGCTTGATCCACAAACACATAGTCTGCCACACTGTGTGGACGGTATTGTTCAACCCATAGTTGTTTCATTGTCGACTTTCTTCTCTCAAGATGTTTTTGATACGTATTTTCCAAAGCAGTGCGTCTGGCTCTTCGTCAAACGGGGGACTCAGCTCAAGGTCATGATTATGCAATTCGACCCAGACCCACCAGTCGTTGAACTCGTCGTAAATCAGTGTCATGGTCAATAGCGGCTACTGGGCTGCCCAGGCTCATTTGACCCAGTACATTCTAAATTGTGATCTGTGGAATGTGGACAACGTTTGTTACCACACTGGGGACAAACAATCATTCTAGTCAGCACCACGGGCCACCCAGACTCTGTTTTTCTGTCCTTGTTACAATTATAGCAGTGACACTGACAGTGGTCAGCCGATTCGGCTGACAACACGGTCTTTTTGCCAAAAATGGCATCAAAGTTTGCTTGAAACTGATCTTGACTCACGCTGAATGGCCGAGGTCTAGATCCTTTACCGCTCATTTAGAGTTTTCCATGTTTGTTGTTTGTCCTGCTCATGCAACCACTCTGGCTCACCACTAAAGGTGGGTGCACGTCGCAACATTTCATCCAGTATGAATTTTACTTGATATAGGTCTTGTTTGCAAGACCATTGGACATATCCAGTTTGATAACAATCGTGCACAGCGGCATTGCACCGCTGTAGTTGCTGAACAATGTGAGCCACATCCCAATCTATTTTCATGAGTGCAGCATGTGGTCTGGTTTCTTGTCAATGTGCACAGCGTCACTCCAGGTTTGATCTTGCTGTGGCTCGTCGCTGACCAACAAGATATCGTTGGTGTCTACTCTGCGCAGAGTACGTTTGCCAAATTCGTCTTCAATGTCAATACCGCGAGTCCAACGACCATGACTGACCAAGATCCACTGACCCACAGAGACATCCTGTTGGTCAGGCCCCACGGCATAGATTTCAGCCCAGCGTGGTCGGATACCACGTCCGGTGCCGTTGTCGTTCATGATAATGATACCGCCAGTGGTAATGCGTTCGTCAAATACCATGTCGGCCACAATCACAGCATCGTTCAAGGGTCGCAGTTGTTCACGGCGAATTCGGTGTGGCTCAAAAGCCAGTTTATGTGTCACTTCGGTCATTTGCATCCAGGGTTTGTTTGCGATAGTTGCGAGATACTTGTTGATTTTTGGTTTCAATCACACGGTTGTGATCATCCACAGCGTCACCACGTGCGTTGACTTTCATGTTGCCCACAGCACGTACTTTTTCATTTTGCAGCGCCAACTTGCCCATGTCAATTTGTTTGCCTTGAGCAGTGCGATAAATGCTTTTGGTCATTGTTAACCTCCTAAAACACTATTTAACGCAAGAATTCTTCAGGATCTAATTCGTAGTACAAACTGTCAATTCTGTGCACTCCCAACTTGTACAGCACAAAACTGGCCACTGAACTGCCACGTCCCACGCCCCAAATCAATTGATTCTTGCGCATGATGTCTACTAGATAAACCAGATAACGCAACAAGTCAAAAAGATCTCGTTCTTGAAACAGCATGAGCTCTTGACCGCAACGTTGCAATTCGGCCTCGGTGGCACAAAGCGACAACACATGTTCAGCAATGTCCATGTTGCGATACTGTTCAGGCATGTACCAAATGTTTTGACAACGATGGTCAAATTCTTCCACACTCTGATCAGCCAATTCATTGTAGCGTATAAATGTGGGCACGTTGTCCAGGATCATGGCTGCACTTTCTAGATCCACAGTGTGATCCACTTGCATGCGCTGCATGACAGCAAGATCATGCCCACGCAGATAGAGATTCAAAATATCAGCAGACGAAAATATCTGCTGTCCAAATTTGTCAATGTTCATTGCGACCAAAATTTACATATACAATGGTGTTTGCAGTAGAGGATTCAGGGGTGTCGACCCATTCTAGGCCTACGTCATGCCAGCCCTGTGTAGTGACTTTGACCACGTTGTCAGTGACCGGTTCAAGATCCACTACATCATGCTGTGTACTAGCACGACTCCACCAGCCATCTTGCACAAACGGACCCAGGGCATCTTCTTCGTCGTGTCGGTACCACACCGAATCTCCCAACACACTGTTGATGTCCAAGGATGTAATGATCATGCGATTTTCCATGATGGCATTGAGCTTGCAGTATAGCATGATGCCTACCAGCTGGTCAACTGGTTCTCCGGGCAAAGTAGTTACATTCACGCCCAGAGTTTTTAGCATTTCGGCTATTTCTAGTTGTTGTTGATCAATAAACACTGTGTTTTGCATGTGAGCCAACACAAAGTATTTGAGTCGATCCATGGCCACATTGGTAGCTGCTGAGTCCATGGTCTGGGTCAACATGCTCATGCTGAGACTGTAGTGATTCATCTGCAACTGGCCGTTGTACCAGATGCCGGCCATGAAATCCATGTCGTATTGCAGTTTTACGTTCATTGTATTTGAATCTTGTTGTCTAGGCCCGTGTCTTTGATTTGACGAGCATAGGTATCTTGAACTCGTTCAAGATACTTGTTGCGATGAGTTTCTAGAGCCATTCTAATTTGATGGCACAAATGCCCATTGCCTGAGTTTTGGGCAATTTGCAGTTTCTTGGTTAGGTCCGAAATGCGTTGACTGAGTTCGTCTACAGTGAGTTGGTCAACATTGGTGATCAGTGGGTGTTCCATGTGTATATTATACTTGGATCACTGCTGTGTGTCAACTCCAATTTCCCACTGTGGTCACACTACCGTTGCCCACAGGTGTCAATCGGAAAAAGCTGTTGGCCAAAATAGTTGGTGCCCCGCCAGGCGCAGCTGAATATTGAATTTGGGGAGTAAATGTTCCTGCGGTATTGGTGCGTATTACTCCCCGCAAATGCACAGTGATGTTTTCATTTGCTGTGGTTGATGCCGCGGTTACCACGGTGGCTGTGGCTGCTGTGGCATAAATTCTACTGTCAGAGCTCAGTATATTACCAGCAGTACTGGTGGTTTCAGCAAGGTACGTGATACTGGTCAGTGTGCCGCCTAGTGCAAACAATGTGCTCAAGGTGTGACTTGTGGTACCAGCTGATCGTGTGATATAATACAAACCTTCAAAGAAGTAAGTGGTATTGGCTTCCAGAGTCACAGCACCATTTGCAGGAACATTAAACACCTGCTGTGCCGAGGCACTGTCGGTGCCAGTGTATGCAGTGTTGAGTATAACAAAATGGTCTACAGGAACCACACCACGTTGCAGTGCTGTGGGAGCGGCATAGAAAGTTTGACCATCATATTCCCAGGCACCGGCTGCTGCGGCAGAAAGTGAGGTGCCAGCAGCAAATTGCAATGGTGCTTGACTGGCTGAACCTGAGCTAGGGCGAATATATCCTTGCACTGTGGTGGCCAACACTGAACCAGTGGTGCTAAAAGCTGTGGTTGCAATCACATTGCCGCCGGCCACGTTGCCCGCAGCACTGATGCTGCTAGTAGCTGTGACATTGTTGGCAATCACAGTTGAGCCAGCAGTGACATTGCCTGTGGCCACAACATTGCCAGCCGAACTGATCACACTGTTGACGCCAGTGGCCAAGATGTTGCCCGAGGCAGTGACATCGTCAATCACAAGATCAGCACCACTGAAGTTGGTCAAGGCACGGTTTAGGTCAAAAATGGTTATGGTGGCGCCAGCATTGTATGTGCCAAAGCCAAATTCATAAATGCCAGTTTGACTGAATGTTATGGTTCCTGCACTGTAGCCTTGCAGTCCCGAAGTGCCCAAGGTCACAGCAGCCGGCAAGGTCACAGTGTGCGCAGTGTTGGTGATATTGATTTGCAGCTTGATGTAGCCATACTGACTCACTGGCGGAAAATTGGCAAAACTCAGTGTGATTGATCCTGATGTGGTAATGGTTTGATAATGACCTTGCACATAGTTGATGAGGATTGATCCCGAAGTACCAGTCACACTCACAGTGGTTCCAGAAAAATCTCTAATCTGTGCTGCATACAACACTGCATCGGCCATGTTGTTGTCCAATGTGGATCCTGTCAGCGCACTCTTGAAAATCCCCTTGTTCTGTATGTCAGTGATTTCGGCGGCTGCAGATTGAAAGTTCACCTTGATATTGGTGAAATTGTCACGCATGCCCTGCGAGCTGTTGTCTTGACCAGCAACTGGGTAGTTGCCGTCAATGTTGTTGGGATTTATTGCACTTGTCATTGATTATACCAAAATGTTGGATCTGGGGAAGACCAGATATTTATCCTGACGATCTGTAGGATCGTACATATCCACTGGCTCTTCAAACGCCATGCTGCCTTCGTCAAACGTGGTTTCTTCTGTGGGCACAGTTTCCAAGGGCAACCAGCTGATTTCAGTAAAGCCCGGACCGGGTACTGAGGGATAGTAAAGTTGGGCATTGAGATATTCAGTTCCACGAGTGATCTGTACCCAGTCATTGACCACGGGCTGACTTTCTATGGTCAAGGTCACAATTTCAGTCAAGGGATCCACAGTGATGCGCCATATGGCCATGCGCTGGTTCACTGTGCTGCCGTCGCCTCCGGGCACAGTAACACTTTCATCAAACTCAGTTCCCGCAGCATCAAACCCAGTCATGTCATAAGGATAAATGTAGTCCTGCCAAGCAGCATCAACACTGGGAAATCCTGGATATGATTCTTGATTTACAAATATCAATGTGGCATTGTTGACTTGATTTATGATGCCGTCAAAACCGCCCAAGCTGTTGATATAGCTCAGGGGGCGGTTATTGATATCCACAAACGCCAGATTGGTGCCAATCTCTACAGTACCAATGTAGCTGTAGCCCACAGTGTCAAATCGGTCAAACGTAGTGAGATTGGGCTCAGGAACCCAATCCTGTGTTGTAGTATCCCAGTTGGCACTGAGTGTGCGATCCAGCACATAACGATCCACCTTGAAGTCCACACGATTCAACTGCTCACCAAAGATGTTTTCAATGTAATAGGCAATCTGTTTGCTGCGACCTGGTTTGGTATAGCACAATACCCAGGAAGGAGTAAAGCCCAACACACGACCATTGGTTTGTTTGCTGACCATCCAGGTCGGCAACTTGGTGCTGAGCTGTCCCACAACATCAATCACTTGATCACGCATGTTCACAAGACTGTTGGGATACACTGATCGTATTTCAGTACTTTGGTCAGCAGGATCTATTATGGCATAAGGCAGGGTCACAATCTTGCTGACACTTTCACCTTGATTGTTCACTAGGTCATCAACAATGCGACTGTAAACAACTTCGTATAACACAGTACCGTCTGGGTTGAGAGCTTGTGCAGTTTCAATGCTGCCCAAAACCAAATTTTTCCAGTAGTGGTTAAGGTAGAGGCTGGCCACGTACTGATCGATGATGTCGGGCTCTAGTCCAAATGCGTGTTGATACACCACTCTTGTGGCTTTGCCAAAATTGGGATCTTCCGGTCTGTAGATGTAATCTGGTACAAAGATGTCTTCATTGTTCAACAAAGAATCTATCAACACACGATCGTTTTCGGGCGGCATGGCTTCGCACACAAGATTCTGATAGGGTTTGTTGTAGGCCCTAATCAATCTCACTGTGAATGTTTTGAATGCGCTCACAGCATCTCGAGCACCGGTGGCACGCATAACTGGCACAAACGCTGCACCGGTGCCACCATAGCCTTCGGCCACTGTGAGTGTGGCCGGTGAAGTGTATCCACCTCCATTGTTGCTCAAGGTCACTGCTGTGACCACACCACCGGTCACTGTCACAGTGTCTACTTGGGCCTGTAATGCTGTTGCCCCTATGGGAGTGCTAAAAACCAGCGCTGGGGGTGTGATTGAACTGTACCCAGTGCCACCATTGGCCACTGTGACGCTTTCTACTTCATACAAAATTTGTTCAGTGTCTTCGGCGTAGGCATTGACAGTGAAAGTAAATGTTGAGTCCCAGGTTGTGGTGTTGTCGTCAATTATGGTGTCGCCAAGATCAAATGCAAAAGTATTGAAACTCACACGACCCACGATTTCGCCTGTGGGCAACAGTTCTAGAGCTTGTGGCAACTCATTGAATGCACCGCTCTTGAGTCGGTATTGGAGTGCTCGACCACCACGATTTTCGGCCTGAATCACCAACACACTGGTTTCGCCATTTTCTATTGATCCAAGATTGGCCGGAGTGAGCCAAGTCACTTCAGCATCTACAGCGCCACTCACAGTGAGTGTGAATGGATACTGCGGGCTGGCCACAATGGGCGCAAATGTCATGCTGCCTGACGCTGTGCTCAGTGTCACTGGCACGGTGCTGCCTTCGTTGGCTGTGATGGTAAACTGTGTGCCGTTGACCACACTTAGAACCCAGTAAATGGTGGTGGCAGCAGTGCTTACACCACCAAAGCCAGTACCTGAGAACTTGATGGCAGTTCCGGCGCCAATATCGGCTGTGCTGGCACAAGTTATGCGATTGGTTCCAAATGTTGTGGCAGTGCAGGTTACCGCAGCACCCACTGCATCAAGTTGGTACACAGCAATATTGAAACTGTATTCAACTTCGGTTACACCTTGATCCGGTACGTAGCCATACAGCCATCCCGACTCAGGGTCAAGCGCCAGGCCTGGCGGCAAACCAAAACCTTGGTTTACGCTGATGGCATACACAATGTCTGGGGTATCATAATCTTCGCCCAGGAATTGATAGGCATAGTAATTGTCGCCGCGAACTGTGCCTAGATTGCTGGGGCTGGCATTGGTTATAAACGGTGCTCGAACTGTGGTAACGTCGGCAGTGATAGTGGTGGTGTCAGCAGTGATCACAGTGTTGTCGGCTGTGAGTGCGGCGCGGTCCCACACAAAAAATTCAAATGTTCTCAAATTGCCTTGACGGCCGTCGGTGACTTCCAAGGTAAATTGATAATTGCGACTCACACTGCTCACAATGAAGTCATAGGGCAATGTGTAAATGGGCGTGACGTCATAACCAGGAGGCTCGTCAACATTGGGGGCTGGCTCAATGTAGCCTGTGATCAGGCCTTGTGGCGTTACAGTAACGCCACCTGGTAACTGACCTGCCACCAATCTCACTTGTATGATGTCATCAGGGTCACTGTCAGTTAATTGAATCTGGTAGTTGATAAGGTCGCTATCGTAATAGGTACCAATGCTGCCAGCTGGTGTTGCAAAATCAGGAATGTCGTCCCCGGTCACAGTGAGACTGAATGTGCGATCTGCAATACGATCCAAAGTTCCCAATCTAGTTGTGGTATAACCGCGGATCACAAATTTGCTGAGTACGTCGCGACCAACTTCAAACGGCACACCTTGAAGACTGGCCACGGCCATGGGAATGCCTTCAATGACGCCGTTGTCAGTGACTTGCACCCCGTCGGGCAAAGCTCCCGACTGCAATCGATAATACACATGCTGCGTAAACGCCGCAGTCATAGAACCAGATTCTGTGATTAAATTGATGGCAGTAGTACTGAATTCAGTGTCTGAGATAGTAAACTGTGTGGCGTTGACCACTGCCAGCACAAAATATCGAACTTCGCTGCTGATGCCCCCAATGGTGGCACCAGAAAATGTCACGTTCATGCCAGGCCAAAATCCTGCGGTGCTGGCACAGGTTATGCGGTTGTTAGAAGCTGTGGTTGCTGTGCATGTGACCACTGCCAAGGGTTCTGTGCTGGCCAACAAATTCTGTTGATAGAACACACCCTCGGGAACCGTGCCCAAGCTGCCAGCGGGAGTGATCCAAATTGGTTGTGCCATGTTAGAACCTTAGATTTAAATTGGTCACAGAAACTCCATTAAGATTCACAGATCCATTGGTAGCTGACGCAATGTCATTCATGAACAAAAAGCGATTGGTTCCGCGCACACTGATATTGTCAGTGTAGTCAGTGTAGCTGGCACTGGCTCGCATCACCCCAGACACTGTGTAATTGTTGATCAGTTGACTCTTGATAAACGACACCGAAGCACCGGGCCAACGCTGATACAAGCAGGCCACAAATCCAGCCACTTGGGGGCAGGCCATGCTGGTTCCACTGAGGTACTTTATTTTAAAACTGGGATTTTGAGGATATGTATATGTGTTTGCACTGTCTGCTAGATTACTCCAGGTACTGATTATGTCATCACCTGGTGCAAACAGGTCAACAAAGTTGCCAGTGTTGCTGTAATTGGCTTTGTTGTTGGGAGGTGATGCAAATCCCAGTATTGCTGCCGACCCCACATTGATTGATCGTTGGCTGGGATCTGTGGGACTCATGCCGCGCTGATAATATCTGCGATCATACTCAAACCCAAAGAATTCGTCAAAAATGTTGTTGTCGTAGTCGGCACCGCCGGGCACATCAGCTGTGATGGTGTTGTTGCCGGCAGCGTGTACGTACATGATTCCGTTGTCCATTAATTCGTCTATGCTGGCATCAAACGTATTGTTTCTGGTAGGATACTTATTGTTGTTCAAATAGCTGGTCATGCCTAGCGCAGTGTTCACAGAACCGCCATAGTCTTGGCCGCGATATTGCACACCATCAAAGCTGGTATACTCGGCAATGGAACCCCAACTGGCTGCTACCACTGTGGGTCGGCGAAATCCGGTCACAGGGTCAATGGGTTTGTTTAGGTGCCACCCCAGTATGCATTCAAAACTGGTGGTGATGGGTATTGCATACTCGTTTCCTGGAATATCCGTTAAAGGAATGTGCATGGCATAGATCCTGGCATTTTTGGCCCAACCATATGTTTTGCCGGCCACCGTGCCAGCACAGTGCGTGCCGTGCCCATAGTAATCCGAATAAAAATTGGCATTTTGAGTTCCTGGTACCCCACTGGCTGAATACCAGTCTATGACCTGAAATCTTGATACACCATTGGCATCTTGCCATTCGGGATGATCGGTTTGGCATCCGGAGTCTTGTATCACAACATCCACACCGGTGCCGTCCAACATGTAAGGGAATTCACCATTGCTTGCTTGTGCAAAATTGGAATTATCGCTGGTCACACAACGAAACATTCCATAGTTCAATGCCACCGTGGCACTAGCGGAATAACTCCAGTTGCCGCGTTGCACCGCACATGGTGCGGCAATCAAGTCTGGCTGTTGTTCAGGAGGAATTTCCACGGCCAGTACTCGTGGATCAAGTCTAATAGCTTTGGCTTCCTCATCAGTCAAGGCATAATGACACTGTCGTTGCATCACTGATCGGTCATTGACAATGGTCACTGCTCGTTCAGGTACAGCCGCACTGTGTTGCCCAGCAGTTTCCATTTCATGCCAAAAGGCCGTGTAGTCCACACCTTTTTTGAGAATTACGTTGTATTCGCGTTCCATGTTTTATTAGATAATGTTGGCCCAAGCGCCGTTTTCGTAACCTTGGAACTTGTTCAAGGTTGAATTGTAAATTATGTCACCGTTTACAGCCGTCAGTGCATTGCGTTGTGTGGTGGTAAAACTGGCCATACGCAGCGGCGCGCCAGACACAATCACCGCAGTAGCAGCGCCCAGTACCAGACTGGTGTTGGAAATCAGTTGCGGAGTTCCGGCGCCACCACCCACAAAATTTGCAGCCACTACATTGCCTGAAGCTGTGACTGAACCAGCAGTGTATACATTACCTGCTGTGATGTTGCCTGTGGCCGAAATTTGACCAGCAGTGTCCACATTGCCACCTATCACATTACCAGATACTATAATACTAGGTCCTAAAAAGCCCAGCACTGATGATATGAAACCTGTGCTGGTAAGGCTACTGTTTACATTGGACAACAGAGTCAACCCATTCACAGTGGTATTGCCAGTCACACTCAGTTGTCCACTTACCACAGCGTTAGACCCCACGGTAACATTGCCACCTGTGGTGATGTTGCCGGTTACACTAGCTGAGCCACTGACATTGGCTCGCACTGTGGTAAAACTACCAGTACTGATAATGTCGTTGGCTATCAAATTGCCCGAAGCAGTAACAATGTTGCCCGACACACTGAGCACCCCAGTGAGTGTGGTAAAGTTTTGCGCTATCACTACCACATTGCTAAATCCCCCCACACTGATATTGGCATTGCCGTTAATGCTAGGGATTGAAATGCTGGTGGTGCCGTTGGTGATGGCATTGGGTGTGGTGTTGACTCCGGTGAGCAACGCACCGTTGCCAATAAAGTAGCTGTTGGTAATGATGTTGCCTGTGGCTGTCATCAAACCGCCAGTGGACAAATTTCCTGTGGCCGACATTGAGCCGCCAGTGAGCAAGTTACCTGATGTGGTATTACCAGTCACTGTGAGTGATGTCAATGTACCCACTGAAGTAATGTTGGGCTGTGCTGCTGTTGTGACGGTGCCGGATGTGGTCGCTGTTCCTGCTGAAGTGGCTAAAGTAGCGTTGGCCACTGTGCCTGACACATTGGCGCCAGGGATAGATGTTAGTCCTGCAGCAGAACCAGAAAAAGTTGTGGCTGACACATTGCCTGATACCAACAGTGTTGATCCATCAAACGTTAGAGCTGAGCTGGCCGCAGCCTGGCCGTTGTTGTTAAAAATAACCTGTGTGTTTGCCCCTGGTACTGAAACATTTCCTGTGATATTGCCAATCACATTGCCAATAAAGTAGCCGCTGGTAACGATGTTGCCTGTGGCTGTGATCAAGCCCCCAGTTGTAATGTTGTCACCAGAAATATTGCCTGTAGCAGAAACATTGCCACCATTGATGTTGTTACCAGTGATGTTGCCACTGGCTACCACAGATCCT